CTTCTTGGAAAAATTCCTCTTCGAAAGGTGGACGTACTGCGAATCAAATCAAAAAAGACCGGAAGCGGAAGAAAATGAATAAAAGAAAATAATCATAACCGCTTCAGATATGAATATAGAAGAAGCAATAAAAGCCATGAAAGGCGGAGCCAAATTAACCCATAAATATCTTCCAGCAATGGGTACTCAATATCTATATATCATAGATGGAGAGTATGTAGACTCTAAAGGCTATATCTTAAACAAGGTAGATGTTGAATCCCGTCTTAAAGCAGACATTTTTAAGTTTGGATGGCAGAAAGTTGAATCAAAATAGAATAATTATGAATAAAGTAAATTTCAAAATAGAAAAAGCAGTAAACGGTCATATACTGAGAAGTGATATTTGCGGAGTTAGGGTCTACGAAAAGAAAGAAGATTTGTGCGCATTTATCGCAAGTAGCCTCGTTAATGGGATTAAGCTTAAAGATGGTATTGCAAACATATCCATCGAAATAAATGAAAAACCCTCAAATCAAGAAAGATATGAATAAAAAAGTAATTCCAAGATACTATAAATGCTCTCTTGATGGTAAACATTGGTGGAGTACTTTTGCTACATCTACTGGACAAGCAAAGCAAGCCTATATACACATGTTGGATGGCTGCGCGGATGATTGCTTTCTATCCATTATTTGCCGTATAGATAGTCCTAAAACAACACAAGCATTTAAAGATAATGCAAAATACAGGGGGATTCCTTTTGCTTATGTTGGGATGAATGTTAAAGTACACGGTGATAAGGGGATAATAGTTGGGCACAATAGTAGTGCTAATCTGGATGTATATTTTTTAGAAGGTTATAATAAAGGGAAAAAACTAAATTGTCACCCAAACTGGAAAATACAATACTTTAGTAAGAATTGGAGATTAATCAAAGAGTTTTAACTAATAATAATACAGAAAGGAACATTTATGGCATTTTTAGCAGTAAACAGAAATGGGGAGGAATTAGTATTTAATGATCTCCCTACTTATGACAGAGTAGAAGATACATGGAAGGTTAATTGTACAAGAGAGGAACTTGTTTATGATGATCCGCATGATTTTTCAGCTGGGCATCATTGTGAAGAAGTAGATGATAGCGACTATGGTATCACACTACCTAAAGGCACAATTGAGAAAATTATAGGTGATTAGTTGTCATTCGCGGACGATCCGGTAGAAATATGCTAATAACAAGAAAGTAATGAGCAAAGAAGAAGCTATACAAGCAATGAAAGAGGGTAAGAAGGTTACGCACCGTTTCTTTTCCTCTGACGAATGGATGACTATTGAAAACGGATTTCTTCTTTTAGAAGAAGGTGTACGTATCTCTTTGGAAGATTTCTTCAATTTTCGCAGTGATAGTCTTTGAGATAATGGATATGAATTGTATAACCCCTCATAACAAAGGAGAAATGAACACAACCTTTGAAAGATCGTCTACTGCTACCAATGAATGGTATACGCCGAAAGAAATAATAGAGGCGCTTGGTGTATTCGATACTGATCCATGTGCTCCAGTAAATCCACTTTGGCAGACAGCCGATATCATGTACAACAAGAATCAGGACGGATTAACTAAAGATTGGGTAGGTCGTGTTTGGTTAAATCCACCTTATTCCCGTCCACTTATAGAACGTTTCGTTAAACGGTTGGCAGAGCATGGAAACGGAATCGCATTACTTTTCAATCGTTGCGATTCAAAGATGTTTCAAGATGTCATCTTTGAAAAAGCAACAGCTATGAAATTTCTACGGAACCGGATTCGCTTCTTTCGACCGGATGGTACTCGTGGGGACTCGCCCGGTTGTGGTAGCATTTTGATCGCTTTCGGCGAAGAGAATGCAGAGGTACTAAGAGCCTGTGATATCGCAGGTAAATATGTACGAATCAATTAACGTATAACAAGAAGTAATGAGAAAAATGCTATTAATATGTGTTATTCTTGTTCTAACAGTAGGATGTAGCACAAAGAAAGTCCCATATGCGACTTTCAAGAGAGAATATAAAGAAAACCGCTTTACAAAACAATTTCAACAAGCGGATTCGATGTTTAAAGAACAATACAAATATAGGTAAATAATGGATGCAAAGACACTCTTTACCAAAGTTGTCCTAATGCGCAAAGCGCAAAAAGAATATTTCAAATGCCGTACTCAAGCTAATTTACGAGTTTGCAAAGCACTCGAAGCCGAGATTGACCGGGAGATTGAACGTGTTAATAGCATCATCCCTCCTCCCAAACAACCGGAACAAAAGAATTTATTCACAGATTAAAACCAATAGATTATGAATTCAACAGTATTAAAAGAAATCATTGCGTTCCTCTTTGGACGCAAATATTATGCCAATATTGTAGCTACCAAAGGTACAACCAAACAAGAAATCTGTTCTTACATTTTTGCAACAAAAGAAGCCGCTAACCGGCATCGACTGGAAATCGAAATGACCTTATCGTTTACCTTTGTCGAAACAGTTACCTTTCGTTCGCGTCGAGTGCATCTCAATACGTCAGTAAAAAGTTAAACTACAAAAGCTAATCATTCATCATACTTTCGTACTATGATTATCAGTAAGTTAAAATTATGGTGGCAATCACTGCTGTATTATGTGATTGCCGACCCTGCCGACAACTCTATAACGCTTTCCAAACGCTTGTTCTTGCATATCAAGAATAATGCCAGGAAGAGCGATGCAGCACGTGTATTCGTTTTCCGTATTTCTGGAGACGATACATTCGGATTCATAATCAATCCAGTTATTGAACAAGCAACCCAAATGTGCGATATTCAATACAACGACAAGTATAAATGTATAGGATTTGAAACGCTCTGTCCGTCAGTTGGTCGCATTCTTTATGAATATGGATTATCTGATAGTTGCCGGATTAAATTGTCCGTATCAATTCAGAAAACTCCACAAGGAAAAACTTATTATAAATTCGACAAGCCAAATGCAAAGTATATTAGGAAACACCCGAAAAGCTGATATCACCTTTTACGCATCAGGACGGATAGATATTAGTGCTCGCGTCGCAAAACATCTCCAGCTCTCACGCGGAGATGTTTTGGACATAATGATTGACCAAGATGAATTTTACCTTTATGTTAGACTACGTTCACCAAACGGGAGGCATGAAGCGATGGTATTCCCAACGAATAAGGCAGGAAATCATTTCAGAACTTCATCAAGCAGACTTTGTACAGCAATTCTCCAAGAATGTAGAGCAACAGCTAAAGCAAGATTATGTGTAGGAGAACCAACGGAAAACGAATACGGTAAACTATTACCAATTATCACTAAATACCTTTTGTAATATGATAAAAGAGATTAAGTACAATGGATATTCTGCCAATCCATCAGATTACGAATGTGCAGATGGTGACTTGTCAGTTGCAATGAATCTTATTCCTGAAGATGGAGTATTAAAAGGCATTCAAAAGCCTCAATGTTTATTCACTCTCCCACAAGGGAAAAAAGTGATATACATACACAACATCTCGGTATATAAACATTACATAATTTACGATACAGAATCCGCCGCCTTACAATGGTTATCCTCTAACGACACTGATAAGCAGCCCGAAGATATAGTATCTATTTCTGGAGAACTCTATCAGGTAACATCACTTGGAAACACATTAATCATACTCACTTCTGAGGGCATAATTTATGCCCTCTACAAGTCAGGAACATATGTACTCATGGGAAGTAACCCGGTATTTCCATCGCTCTCTTTCCGACTAAGAGTATCTATGGGAAACTCGGATATGTTATCTGCAAGTTTCCCCGGATTTACTCCGTCTATTATTCTTAATTCACTTATTCTCTCAATAGAAGCCAGCCAAGCTGTAAGAGATACTGTGTTGGCATTTACCAATAAATATACCGCCGATGCCAAAACAGCAGGATTATTCCAATACCCATTCATGATAAGATATGCCTACCGTATGTATGACGGAACCCTCAACTACATTTCATCTCCAGTAAAAGTCTACCCATCATATGGCATACCTTATCTCATACATTATACAGGTTATGAAGTTAACAATGGTCTATACACCAAATTCAATATGGTTGTATCGTATGTTGCATCTAGATTATATTACGAGATAACAAATTTCGATGAAGTGAAAGAATCTGTAGCCGAATGGGGGGAATTGGTTAAGAGTATTGATATATTTATCACTCCCCCACTCTATACTGTTGATCAGGATAGTATGTGCAAATCAATCTCCCCATATGCCTATTGGGGACCAATGGGTGGTTCGTCCGCATCTTTAAGTTATTGCGCTAACTCCAGTAATGAGAATATCAACGGTAAATTAATATATCGGTATCATAATGCAAGTGAATCAATAAATTCTAACCAACTATTCTTTGGAATGTCAGGTAAATCACTTGTAGACAATGATTCGTCATTATCTTTTTACCTCATCTCTTCTATTGACGTAAAGAATATACAATCTGGAGAGAACATTGTTTCTATTGAAAATGGTGCTCTCAATTCACTTGAGGCAAAAGAAGTAATGGAGGGTGACAGCAATTTAATGGGAACAATTGTCGCAAAACATGCATTTCCATACAACGCACGTCTAAATCTGACCGGAGTAACTATTATCCCTCCGACATTCCCACTTGAATCTTGTTTTCAATATGCTAATGGAGAGTATGATGACGAGACTAAAAAAGCCGTTGAGAAAACATATTCCTATAAAGCATACATCTTCATTGAAGCAGAGAAACGAAAGGTTATGGTACAGTTTCTTTCCGGTATACCAATGAATATCGTTGATTCATACTTCTTTTATCCTAACATCAATGCAACAGAACTTTTAATTGAGCGCATAGATGAAAATGGAACGAAATCCTATTCATTCAACAAATTACATAAACATGAAACACTTAATGGGGTATATGGAAGTATCAACACAAGTTTCTCTAGTAAACCTGATATGAGTCTCATCACTGACACAGAGATTGGAATCCCATATTTAAACAAAATATACACTTCGGATGTAAACGATCCTTTTTCATTTCCCGCTCTCGGAGTCTGCGCTGTTGGAACAGGTACAATTATTGGACTCAGTTCAGCCGCAAAAGCTTTATCGCAAGGTCAATTTGGGCAATTTCCCCTTTATTGCTTCTCTACTGATGGAATCTGGGCTCTCGAAGTTTCTTCTACAGGCTCTTATTCCGCGCGTCAACCAATCACACGCGATGTATGTGTCAATACAGATAGTATTACTCAAATTGATAATGCCGTCCTATTCGCTACCGACCGTGGGATTATGCTTATCAGTGGCTCTACAAGCCAATGTATTTCCGATATCCTTGATAGCGAATTAGCTTTCTCTGTCGACTCCCTACCCCACTTGAATACATTAATCAACAACAATGGGTTTTATCTAATCGACTTTCAATTTCTCACTTTCCGCGAATTCCTTAAAAAATGTAGGATGATTTATGATTACATACATCAACGTATCATCATTTACAATCCATCATGTACATATGCTTACCTGTATTCTATGGAAAGTAAACAATGGGGAATGATACAAAGCAACATCGTAAGTAATTTAAACTCCTATCCCGAGGCACTCGCCATGACTTCTGATAATAAACTTATCAATTGTTCACAAGCCGATGACACAGTAAAATCCATTACAGCATTAGCTGTTACCCGTCCATTCAAGATAGATGATCCAAACATGTTCAAAACAATAGACACCATCATACAACGCGGATATTTCAAGAGTAGCCATGTCTCACAAATTCTGTATGGCTCAAATGATTTATTCAACTGGCATGCAGTATGGAGTAGTACTGATAAATATATGCGAGGTTTCCATGGCACACCATACAAAGCATTCCGACTTGTACTAATATGCAAACTAGACAAATCTGAAAGTTTGTTGGGGTTTACCGTCCAATTCACCCCCCGTATGCTTAATAAACCAAGATAACTTACATAGGTTAGTTTTTTTCATATTAAGGTTAAGAAAGATTGTTAGCAAAAGAGCCGGAATGCGTGATGCACTCCGGCTCTTCCTTTTATCAGAAAGGTTTCAACTTTCGTTTTATTTTGCCTTTTCTCGACATAAGCGATGTCTGTATCTTAGCTCTGATACTCATTATCTTCTCCTCCCAATTAGCCTTACTACTTGGATTCGTTATACTCATCCAATCTGCAAGTACCTTACAAATAAGATACTCGTGTATCAAATGTTTTAGTAGCTTCACCGTAGATAAAGAAAAATCTTCCGGTAAAGTGAGTACAATATGATATTCTTCGGGAGCTACAAGAATATCATCAAGAGCTTCCTGTTCGTCCGAGATTTCCTCTTTGGTATATGGATATAGCATTTCCACACATTCTGCATGGGTAAGATTGAGTACACGTGTAACCCGGTTCACATTACCACTTTGTCCAATGTCAAACACCTGATGCCGGGCATGTTCATTCTCCGTTTCCATAATATCACCTTCCACAAAGGAGTAGTTCTCTACGTCATAGAGTAACTCTGAACGTTTGAATGTCAGCGTTACTGTTTTTGTCTGCTGGAGTTTCTTACAACAATATCCCATGAGAATACATTAAGAATAAGTCGGTCTTTCAGGTCGGCTACGTTTATAAAGCGCACGCTTTACATTCTCTAAACTTATCGCCGAATGCTGTACGTATGAAGCTGCATCTTCCGGGTTGGTAATGGCAAACCAATCTCCCAAAGCCATATCTACAAGGTAGGCATGAATACCATTGCCCAACGCATCAGCCGAAGAGTTGTTATAGTTACTCGGCAACTCGAATGCAAGTTCTAGTACACCATTATCATCAATTTCTTTTGCAATCAGATTGTTGCTTGTACTTTTGTCTTCTGAAAGATACTCTCCAAGCAGACTCTTCAAAGATGAAAACGCATTTGCCAATGAACGACGGATTTGATAGCTGTTTTCCTCATCATCACTCGCTTGCATATTAGAGGCGGCTTCATAATTCTTTTTACCCTCTGCCTCACGCGCCTGCCCGGTCAAGTATGCCTTGTTCTGAATATCATAAACAAGCTCTTTAACCTGTTGGGTCACTGTCAATGTTTTCTTGTTTTCTGCCATAATAAATAAAGATTAAAAATAATTCAATTGTACGTAGGACGTATAGGACGTTTTTTAAAAAATGCCTTACGCATGACGTCCTCCATATAGGTAGCCGCTTCCGTTGCATATCCGGTTGCTTCTTCTTTATTGGTAAATGTGTACCACTTTGCCGTAATATTCATAACAAAAAACGAGAACAGACTACGTTCCATACTTTCTGTTAAAGCTTCATCAAACGAACTTGATAACCCCAACGAAAGCTGATATATCCCCTCTCTTTCGACTTCGTTAAGAAGTATTTTTTTCAAGCTATTACAAGCAGTGTTTTTGCTTTCATTCCAGAAACGCTCCAACATACTCTTATCCTCATCCGTTGTGAAAATACGGTTGTATGCGAGTTCGTCGTTCATTTTAGCCCCAGTATAAGATGTGGTCTGTGCCACTTCTTCATATACACTTTCTTTATTGACGGTTAAAACAATATCTGTCATAATTAAAAATTGAATAGATTACATGATACACCAACTCCAATATATGGTGTAAATTCCGGCACCCCTCTTAATGCTATTCCATATCCAATTTGAACACCAACACTCCAACGTTTCTTCCTCGACCTAGGATAGCAGTCGTTAATGGTTACCACTTCATGTTGCGAATGTAATACCAAGCTGTCAAGTTTCGGGTTATATCCGCTTACGTATGCCGTATATAAACTATCCTTGTATACCTTTTTGGTAATAGGAATAATCACATCTACACTATCCTCTGATACAGATTCATGGAAATTTTTCACGCTTTTCGGAAATTCTGATACGCTTTCCGGCAATTTTTGTACGTTTTCCGGCAATTTCGAGACTGTAGGAAGACGTTCAGTAACATATCGAATAATAAAGCTGTCTTTAGGAATGGGCTTATAAAATGGTATTGTATCAACATAGGTTGTTCTTGTTGTATCTCTTGTTTTCTGTTGCCTACTTGCAAAATGTACTACATTCATAAACAACGAAGCAAGAAATACAATCATAAACAACACTACTGCAATATTCTTAAGTTTTCCCATACTTGGTGACGTATTTGATTATTGCATTTACATGAGTTTTAATGATAGCTTGCTTCCCCTCATCTGAGTTGAGGAAAGCCACATCTTCTTTATTATCCTGAAAAAAGTTTTCTGTAAGAACAGCCGGACATTTGGTTTTTACCAAAATGTAGAAGTTCTCTTCCCAATCTGGATCTCCATCCGAATTATCCCTACGGATTTTTTGTCCGGCAAAATTCTGTTCGGCTTCCTCGTATAACATAGTGGCCAATTCATCCGATTTTGTTTTACCTTTTGAAGTATATGCCGACCAACCTCTTGCACTCATCCATTCGCCATTTCCCGCAGCATTGCAATGAATAGAAACAAGCAATACATTTGTTGCCCCATACCGTGCACAAATCTCATTCACACGTCTTGCCCGTTCTGCCAATGGCACGTCTATTGTCTCATGTACAATACGCTCTACATCATATCCTTTCACACGCAAGGCTCGTTCCACAGATTCTGCAATCTCGCGTGTATAAAGGTATTCTCGTAATTTTCCATCAGGAGAACATTTGCCCGGTGTATTTTCCCCGTGTCCATTATCTATTAATATTTTCATAATTAACTATTTAAACGTTGATAGAAATCTGTCTTTATATTGTCGTATGCAAGTTTCACATTGGTATAGGCACGTGCATTATTTTCTCCATCCTCATTATAAATTTCACTTTCAACTACACTCACCACATCTTCTACCCAATTCTCATTACAATATTCGGACAGAGGTTTCCCATGATATACAAAGGGGTTAAAACGACTCTTTCGGTCATCGTGGATTACTTGAAGTGATTTCCGTATTTTGTTTACAGTTGCTTCTCGGTCAGCTATGTGATTTTCTATTCGAACTCGCTTTATTAATCTACAGACTTGTTCTATACTAAGGTCAAAAGCAAAACCTGTCAAATTCCGGATACGTAACAATGTATCAGGTTGAAGTCGCTCCATCAAGTTTCGTTGTAAACTCACATTATCCTGTACTGTATCAAGCAATTGATTCAAACACTCTTGCTGTTCTAGAAGGCGGTTTATCATACTTTTAAACCACTTGAATAATGCTATCATCATAGCTGCTGAAAGCAAAAGGAAAAATGATGCACTTAACGCCATCATACCATAGTCACTAATACCTTTAGCTACCTCCGTTGCCTGTTGTATTTCCATCATACGACAGTTCTCACTAATTGCCCTACACACGTTCCGGCCACCGTTAAGCCGAAATCTATCCAATCCCAGTTGCCTCCATGCGCTTTATCTTTATACTCCAAAGCGCCTGCAGTAAGCACACCTGCGTAAATTGCAGTAAACCAATCATCCGCAGAAACACCAATAATAAATCCGCCAACAAGGTGTTTCCACCTGTTGCTCATTCCGAGCCATTCAATCAACTTTTTCATCACTTTTATGAATTTTGCTTTTCAACAAAAGTAGTGTATGGGATGCGGATTTGTATGTTATCTTTTACCTACTGCAATTTTTTAGAAAAAATAAAAGCCTGCTTAATCATCGTTTAAACAGGCTTTAAATTTAATCCGTAAACATATACACGGAAAGGTCAATCTTTTCTATTTCATCGGAAATTGTCTCTCCATACATTGTTAGACACACACGATAACGGTCAATACTTCTTTGAATCTGTTGCAAGGTAGGTTTCTCGGGATATTCCGAACTGGCAAAAGTTACCAGTTCCTCACCATTCTCACTGGTACCAACCACCCGGAAGTGATGACGTACAATCCAGGTTCCGTCCGGCTGTTGCTCGATAGGCTTAGCAATCCCACGCGGTAAGATATTTTTTTGATCCATGTTTTTTGATATGTTTAATTAGTTGTTTTCTATGGTTATATTTATTCTTCAATACAAACTTTTCAAAATGTCCTTCGATATAAACATATTCCCACCATTCAGGAAGCAACATCGCTGCAATTTTACGGCGGATATTGTACGTTGCAAAGTGTTTCATCAGGCCATAATAAGAGTTCATCGTACTCACAAACTTCTCAACATACGCTTCTGCAAATCCATTTTCAGCTATTTTATTAAATTTCCGGACAGCGTTATATGTGTTACCAACCACCCTGTTAGATACATAAATTCTACCCGGCAAAATGAACGCCCCTACAAACAAGACTCCTTTTTTATAATGCTGAAGATACAGTTTGCGTGGATGCAACCGTAAAAGGAGTTGTTCTTTCAGGAAGCCATCAAGAAGATGGACTTTGGACAATATTTCTTCCGGAGATTTCACCACGATACAAAAGTCATCAACAAAGCGTACATAATGCCTGAATCCTAATATCACCATTACATAATAATCGAAAACAGACGCCAAGAAGTTAGCTATGAGTTGCGACGGCAAGTTCCCGATAGCCACTCCCTTGTCAGGGTTATTATGAAACAGACTTTTATTACTGGGAAGTTTGTCCCACATGGAGACGGGAGAACGTCTGATACACTTATTTTGTGGACAATGAAAGATAGTAACGGCTAAAAGATAAAGCAAACATTCAATATCATCGCCTTTATAATTGTCCCTTACGAATATGTTCACCATTTCCCATACCAACGATTTTGAGATAGACATGAAGAAACTGAACAGGTCATCTTTGAAAATAGATGCATCAGCAGTATAATTCTCACTGACCTCGACTATCATGTTATTCAGATAGTGCACGGCAGACAGACATCCCTCACCTTTCCGGCAGTTCTTGGAGACGTTTCCTTGTTCCCGGAAGCGTTCCTCTAAGATTGGCTCGATACGAAGAGCGATCCAGTGATGGACAACACGATCAATGAAAGCGGCGGCAAAAACCTCCCGATATACCGGGTAAGTCCGTATGAATACTTTTGAAAAGTCCGGTACATATTCACCGTAAATAATAGAATACCATAGCCGCACCAATGCGGACTGATAATCATTATAGAACTCAACACAATCCGTACTCGTTCTTTTCTGCCTGGCACAATCTTCGGATGCTTCGAAAATACTGCTAAGAAGTATGTCATAGATTATATTACCTGTTGCGGCGAGGGGACGAACCCGGTTCGCGTTCTGGCGGTTGTTCGTGTTGACGTTGCCGTTGTTGAAGTTCACGTTCCAACTGCTGGAAGCCGTTGCATCCGCTATCTTAGTCTTTCCCGGCTCATCACCGGGGGGATGCCCAATAAATAATTCTAATTGCTCACTCATAATCCCCTTGGCGATTATGACTCCGGCTTTGCGACTTGTTGCGATCCGTTAGCTTTTTGCCGTTGGAGATCTGCAACCGTTTTTTTGTACCAGCCGGTACTTTGTTTACCGATACTCTCTGCAAGCAGACAGATTTCGGCTGTTTGAGTCAGGCTGGTCAAATGTCGTTCTTCACACACTCTTAGCAGTAATTTCAATGCATCAAACTCACACAAAAACTTCATCAGATAATCTGCACGGTGCTCAAGGTTCATATCTGTATTTGCATAACGGATATATTCGCAACAATGGACGGCAAGCATCATCAACTCCGTACCAAATTCATACCGGAACGCCTTGGGGAACTGTTGCCGGGCATCAATGATAAGGTTCAGAAGCTTATACATCGAATTTGATATAGGAAGGTCTTGTGTAAGTGCCATGTTAATTTTTTAATATTTTAATGTATGTATTAGAGGGCGCAAAGTTAATAACTGTAAAGCAATTAACACAATTTTAGCACAAAAAAGTGAAACTGAAAAGCCCCTGCCGGGGCTTTTATTTATCTAACTCTCTAAGGGATAAAGAATTAAAGGGATAAAGTGTTTATTGCGGCGAGGGGACGAACCCGGTTCGCGTACTGGCGGTAGTTCGTGTAGACGTAGCCGTAGTTGAAGCCCACGATCCAACTGCTGGAAGCATCATATTCGGTACTAGACCAATACCAGTCATTTGTAAATATATTTTGATTACCAAACATAGAAGTTATGAGCTCATTGATTTCGGTTTTATACTTGGCCATAAGCATAAGTTCACCCAATGCGGGCAGGTTCCACACGGTTGTATCTTCAATTCCGTCAGATTCAAGCGTACAGGCTTTATAGGCTCTGGCAACTTCGGCGGCAGGAGCGCCGACAGCTCCCTGGGTGTCCTTGACGCCTGCAAGGGTTTCTATTATAACATCGGTATTTTCCTTGCCGTCGAAGGTATCATAGAGTCCTTGGTTACCACTGCCGTAGTTTTTCAGGCCGCGTAGGTCAGTTCCGTAGCCACCCCATTTGAACGTTTTATTGCCGCCTGCGTCAACGCAGTCGCTTTTGGCGATAATGAACTGGTGGCATTCGGCACGAAGTCGGATGCCGATACGGATATACTTGGAGCGATTATTCGCGCTCATGGAGTTCCATTCGGAAGCCGTGAAAAAGACTTGTTCACCGTCTTCAATCCGGAGCGTAGCCAAAGAAAGGTCAAGAAGCGTACCTGACCATTGCATATATTTGGCGATGTCGCTTGCGGGGGTGTTTTCATTCACGGTTGTAAAACCTATTGATTTTAAGGCTTCTATCTGGTCTTGTTTATTCAAGCGCAGAAGCATGGCGCTGGCGATATTTTTATCCATTTTATTGTATAATATTAAGTTAATACTATTCGGAAGCAACAGCTCTCACATGAAGAAGGGCTGAATTTTTGTTTTGATTCGTAATACGCCCGGTATTCAGTTCGAACGCCCAGGCGGAAGAGGTGTCCCATATCGTACTTGACCAGTAATATTTATCGGTCATCAGCATGGAATCACTACTCCAAAAGGTACGCATCATCTCATTGATTTTATCACGGTAGCGATACATCAGAAGCATTTGACCCGATGCCGGAAGGAACCAGTTGGAGTCATCCTCGATACCGTCACTTTCCAAGGTGAACGCCTTATATGCTTTAGCGGCTTCAGCAGCTGGCGCACCAATCACGCCGCTATTGTTCTGGTCTTTCAGAGTTGCGATAATAAGGTCGGTATCCTCCTCACCAGTGAAGCAGCCGTACATGGCACCCAGTCCTTTTTGGTTCAGGCCGTCTATGGCTTTACCCTGACCGCCCCAATAGAAGGTAGTAGTCATATCGGCATTATAGCACTCCTGGGCGGCGATTACGAAGGAGTGTCCATGGGCACGGATACGAAGACCACGTTTGATGTAAAGTTGTTTATTGGCAGCGGTTAGGGAGTTCCATTCAGAAGCTGTGAAATACTCTTTGGAATTATCGGAGATGCGGTTACAGGCAAGACAGAGGTCAAGAAGCCCGGCGGCCCACTTGATACGTTGTCCGAATTCAGATGCACGGGAGTTCTCGGTGATATCCGAGAATCCTACTGCGTTCAGAGCCGCCACTTGTGCCTGCTTGTTCAAGCGCAGCAGGGTTACGCTTTGTTCATTAGTCATAGTTACTTGTTAATTAAATCATTAATATCCATATTGTCTTCAGCAAACCGTTCGAGATATTCCTCGTAGGTTTCGCCGTTATAATATTCAAGGACTTCATTGATGTTGTCCAGTGTTACGTTCTCGTAGTACGGTTCACCGCCATAAGACTCATTATTGAACCAGTTGATAAGGTCGATGTAGGCATCGATGACGGTAAGGATGACAAGACCGTCAATACCGGATTCAAGGGATTCGATTTCATCCGTTTCACGGATAACTGTCAGTTCATACGTGCCGTTGACTACCGGTTTATCCTGTCTGTTACCGTCCTCATCCATACCGGCGACTCCATATTCGAGAATAGCAAGAAGCTCGGAGCCATCAGCCTTCAGTGTCATGTTCGAGATACGGAGCATGGAAAGTTTACGGGATTCCGTTTGCGAAGCGAGCACGTCACGGAGCATTTGGATGGCATTAAGTTTCGGAGACGTTTCAAGACGCAGCCGCCCGACGTTCGGCATGGATTCTATTTGCAGGCCGGATGGAGCGGAAAGGCCGGTATAGGTCAGTTCAGGAAGGCCGACAAAACGGAGGCTTGTCATTGTTGCTGGAAGAGAGATGTCATTAATCGGAGAAGTCTCTGCAAGAGTGATGTTCTCCAATACACTACCCTCGGTGTGGATATGTTCAATACGGGGACACTTGGAAGCATCGAGGCTCTTTGCTCCGGTATTCCTGATATCAAGTGTGGTCAGGAACGGCAAGTCTCCGAGCATATATGCCGTCAGTTTGTTGTAACCCATACTACGTTCGACATGGTTTTCTCCACCTGTAACAAGGGTTTCCACAAGGCTCATGACCGAGAAATCGAAGTTGTCACTAAGCGTCAATGCGGAGAGGTCTATACTGCTCATTCGGTCAGCTTGGTAGATGTACAGCAATGCGCCCTCATCTTTGGCAAAGTTGGTGAATGTGTAGCTTTGTCCGGCTTCGAGGTAACAACTCTCCGAGAGGTTGCCCGATGCGTCATTACCGACACCGAAGTAACCGGTTGCCGCTGCCGTAATGGTTATTGTCGCATCTGCACCACAAGCGATACGCCCGGACAGAACACCGCTGAAAAAGTCTCCGGTCTGATAGTAGCCGTCGCGGATGCGCCAACGTGTACGGATGAATGCCGGAAGCGAAGTCAGCCCAAGACCTTGCAGAGCGTAGAAGTAGATGGCATCCGAAGTGGCGGTGTACTGGATATACTTCCGGTAACCGTCGTAAGAACTGACCACTTTCGGCCACACCAACTGACGTTTGGTACAATAAAAATAGATGGCGCCATCTGGTGAGAAAGGTTTCATCATTTGACCTTCCACTTCTATTTGGCAGGAGCGCATCGCCGCGATGACCGTGCGCAGGTCTATGGTGTTTCCGTCGGCAAGCAACACCTCCTGCTGTTCCCTACAACACACCCAAAGGATGCTATTCCATCCCGCAAACGGGTTAGTATATGTGTCCGTCGATGGCTTGCCGGGGTCTACTTCGGGGTCGGTGTCACAACCGCCGTCATTGTCCTTGTCATTCACGCCGTCGGCATCATATATCTTGTTAAGGTACATGATGAGCGCGTTTGCTGAATAGACGCCCTTGGTTATGCTCGCCCCGCTCTCCAAGAACCACATCGGCTGCATATTCTTCGCCTGTTGGTCTTTGCCGCAGGCGTAATCGGTAAAGCCGTAGTAGCTCATCACCGACTTGGGGTTAGCATGCAGATGTAGTTGGGTACGCCAGTTCTCTTGCCAGTCGGCATTGTAGTCCTTGTCGCAAGTGTGGCAGAAGCGCAACATATCATAGAGCTGGTAAGGCACTTTCTTCCCGAGCGCGTAATCGATGGCAAGCTGGTCGTTGTCCACCATGCACTCAAAGTAGTATGTCCATGCAGGGAACGTTTCGCCCGATATTTCTCCCTTGTCGATGAGTTTCTGCACCCAGCTTGACTTCATCGTACCGGGTTGCATCATTTCCTCGACAGAGGAGACACCGCGCCACCAGCACATCCCTTGATATACAAGCAACTCAAATCCCTCGACCGGATTAAGTACATCACCTTCAATGAGCCATTTGCCGTTTTTCTGATACATTGAACCGGTTGTATCCTTCCATGCGCCGTCAACGTAACGCATGAAGCGGTAGTCACGCCCGCAATACAAAGACAGCAGGTAGGGCATACCCGTATCAAGTCCGTCTGTAGCCTTGAAGCGTTCCTCTATCTGCTCAAGCGTTTCCTCTGCGCGGCCGAAGAACTCGACAAACGATGCGTCCTGGTAGTTCAGACAACCGAGGTTATAGCCGGGAGTGTTCATGAAGCCGAGGGCGGTCTGCTCCCCTTTGTCCTCTTTCCAGTTGCCGCGCGCCTCGAAGTAAACATTCTGCAACGTGTCCGACGTGGAACGAAACACGCACGCCGGGTGGTTGGCGGTCGAGTGGTTCATCTCCAAGCCTTCAATGTGTATGTCACCCAGGTCATACGTGCCGTCAAAGAAGCGCTGTGCCGGGGTCAGGTAGTCGCCACCGAGCGAGCGGTAAGTGTAGTTCATCATGTCGCAAGTGCCGCAATCGTTCACACCGCTGGAATCCGAAAAGTCTATCTTTACCGTGATAATGTCCACGGGAATGGTATTCTCGCCCACACGCACTTTTTTCTGTTTGAAGAGGGTGTAGGTGAGCAGCGCATCCGCATTGGTATAGTCCGGGAACAGCGGCTCGATGGACTTCGCCTTGCTGAGGTAGTAGCGGGGATTTTTCTTCGGGCGTTTGGCTGAGGTTGTCCCCTGCCTGCGTTTACGTATCCCGCGCGCCACGAACGAACGCCACGGGTGCAGCGGGTCGTAATAGTAGAGGTCGATAGTGAAGTTATCACTTGTGGATACCCCGTTGTCAAACTCGTAGAAGCTCTCTTCTGATGCGACCTCTACGATATAAGGGATACCACGGGTGTAGAGTCCTGCCGCGCTCGGGCGCAGCATAGTCGTGCCTTCCGCAGTCTGTGACACAAGCACGTTTTCAAATTCGTACTCTTTGACCATGATGTTTGTGTCAGTCAGGCGGACGAGGTAGTTCTTGTGCGCTTGCGCCCACTCGAAATAGGTGTTCCACGCACAAAGGTTGAAGAGGTACAGGTCACCCTTCTTGCCATTGAACTTGATGTTCTGCTCTTGGAAAAGGTTGCCCGAACCGCCCACATAGCCGAGGGTACAGGCATGCTCACCGTTAAGGTAAAGACACATCTGCGAGTACTTGACACCGCCACGTTCCACGTAAATGGTCGTCGGTTCTATGACGATGGCCGCAGTTACCTCCTTGCCCTGCTCGTAAGAGCGTTCCTCACGCGACCTTATGCCGTTCTTACAGTAGATGCCCACCTTTGAGCCGGTCACATAGAAGCCCGCTCCGGAACTCTCGTCGTAACACTCCATCAGTTTTGCGTTCTTGTCCTTCACGTTCTTGGTCGCAAAGGTGAACTGTATAGCCCCGCCCGTAGCCTCCAACATCGAAGAGCCGAACATATAATGGTTGAGCTGTCCGGTTACATTTTCCGCGATGCGCAGACAATTCTTGCCGAGGAAGGTACCGAAGCCGTTGCTGGTATAGTTTGCACCGGTCAGTTTCAACTCATAACCGTTCGACGTGATGCTATGGTCTGCTTCATCGTTGGAGCGTCCCGAAAAATCAAAGTCGTAGATAGTACCGGAGGTCAGTTCGGCATCGATAGCAGAACCGTCAATGGTAACAATAACATTGTCGCTCGATACATCACTGACAATGGCATTATAGGTTACCGCTGTACCGTCGGCATAACCTTTTATCTGCTGTGAAACAGAGTAACTGCGAGTATTGAGGGCGAGAAGCTGCGTGAATTGTGTACCATTGGCAAATATGGCGACATGCGACTGCGACTTGCCGGGGGCATAAACCGCGACATCGAGTTTCAGTGTATCATACAGGCGCACCGTGCCGCCGGTCGTGTCATCGTACCGTAACGACACTATCGGAGTTTCATTCCGATCTTCCACCACCATTACGGCAGTATAAATGGTATTACCTTTTGCACCGCTGGCTATGTCAGTTCCCTGTATACGGAGCGGGTAGCTGCCATGTGACAAGCCCAGTTCTGACGGATGAAGGGTAATGGAATGGGTGAAACTGTCATTGACGGCGGTTGTAGCAAGGAGATGCCATTCTCCATTAATCTTGATGTCCACCCGGACGGAAATGCCTTTGTCCGACTGGTTGTTGGCGAACTTGTACAGGGGGATGGTAACGCTTCCTGTTGTCGGGGTTACGGGCGTGTCCGGGCTGTATTGCAACACTTGCACGCAGGTACAGGTTATGTCAACGGCAGTAACCGAAATGTTCTTGCTTCCGGTATTTCCGGAATCGTCGGTAGCCACAAGCTTGAACTTGCGGGAACCCGCAGCTGTGAAGAACGAAGTGAAGTCAAGCTCGAACGTGTAATCGGTCAAATCACCGGAACTCGGCCTGTTGACACGTTCCGTCCACACGGTCAGACCGCTGTCACGGTCAACTATCTCAAGCGTTTCAATGGAGTTCTCCGTTTCAATACCACCGCCGCTGGTCACGGAACGAACAGCAGCACGTCCCTTGATAGGTGAACCGTATGCCCCGTAGACGGGAGAGGATTCAAAGGCGATGGCCACAATAGTACCGCCACCGCCACTCCCCCCGCCGGTACCGACAAGGAACTGCTTTTCCTCGCCAACCCCTTCACCCTTGGCATTGACCATTTGGATTTTGACAACACCCTCAGTCTCGGTGTCCAAAGAGAAGTCCACAGGGATGCAGTCATATGCACCGCCGGTAGACAGTGCTTTGTCACCGCCTTCTTCAGGAGCATCACCAAGCTCTACTTTCGAACCTCCACCGCCAAAGTTTTTCCAAAGTGCCACCTCATTAAAATCAGACACCGCGCCTTGAAACTGCCGGGTTTCCATTTCATACTCGCCTGTTTTATAGGTGATGATGAGGCCCGTTCGCTCATAATTGATACCTGATTCCTGTTGACAGGACACGATGGCGGCAATAGCGGTTTCAAGAGTATAGTAACCATTTGATAATGGTGCAATTTCATCGACTAACAACACTGCGTCTTTGCCCGTCGTGTCACTGTCGGCTCCAAAATCTGTCCAATTGCTTTCATTATTCCAATCACTAGTATTTGTCCACTGTTTGGAAAGCCAACCACTTTCTGTAAAGAATGTCAGTATAATACCCGGTATTTGCAAGACTTCTGCATATTCGGAAGTAGCACACTTGTCAAGTACAACAGAAAATGTTACTTTCCTATCCGCCAATCCAAACAATTTATTTGCATTAACAATGCCACGTGCTACTATCTGCTTATTTTGAGTTATCAACGCATTCTTATTATCCGTAATATCCTGGGTCGCTTGAGTCATTTTCTCTTGCAATCTTGCCCCCTCATCACCGGGAAACGCTGTTGCACTTGTATGGCCAAGCGCAAGGTCTGAGCCTATAGGAGTTAATTGAGTACCACTCCAACGATAACTCTTCCCATCCTCTTTACAAAGAAATACTTTCCCGGAATAAGGGATACAGCCATTGTCACTTAGCATTCCATAATTTTCAGCATCCCTCCAATTTCCATAATATGAAGTAATTTGTCCATGCTCTTCTACAACTGATAAATAGGCAAGAATAAAACAATGGCGTTCTTCGTCATAGACTACATTACACCCTTCATCTGTAGAATTTTTATCTATGGATTCGACAGTGGTAGGGATGCCAATAACAATATCGTCAAATTCCAACACATCATCCACATAGGCCGGCAAATGATGACTAGGTACTTTTCCATAATCATCAAGGGGAGCAAGTCCACCCTGAGTTCCTTTTGTTGCTTTGAATGCGCCTAACTGCTCATCCACATTATTAGCCTTATTGTTTGCCTCATCTGCCGTATTTTCTACAGCATCCATTCGTTCTTGCAAGGAATTGACACTATCATCATACGATTCATTCTTTTCCCCTATTTCAGTCACATCATTTTGTAACTGAGTAATATCATTCTGAAATTTTTCTACAATCTCATTATATTTCCCGTCATCAACGGAAGGGGTTCCTCCTTCTTCTCCTGTAGGTACCCATTCTCCACCATCACCAACATATATCGGAGCTGGTAAAGTTGTACCAACAAGTGCCCACCAACCATTATGGGGAAACGGATGTGCTATTTTTAACTTCTCAATGGTGGCAAATAACCCTTTATTAGCAGATTGGATATTCTTTGCCTCAAGCCACCCCTCTACTTTTACATTCCCTTTTAAATGGGTTTTACCTTGAATGGTTACATCACCACCTATTGCAGCATTACGACCAACAGAAACATCACCGTCTACTTGTGTTGATTTGATTGAACTCATATTAATACTGATTTAGCTAATTCGTTCAATGCAGAGCTTTTCTCCACATCCCCGAATGTTGTTAATACTAGTGCAGCAATTGTATACACTACCGCATCATAACATCGCTGACAAATCTCTATCGCACCATATTTGTCTATTTGAGGATAAGGAAGATAAACTGCACGACTGACAGTTGCATCTTGGCTCTTACAAGAATAAAATTCCAGTACTCTCCCCTCTGGTCGTATAGAAATAGCGCAAACAGGACGTTGGGTAGTACCACGTATCCCTTTAAATCTAGAGGATTGCTTCTCGTATTCAGGATCATCAACACTTATGGGATAAAATACAGCACGTTCCCAATCGCTCATCTGAAAAACGACAAAGCGCATAAAATCTTCCGGCAACAATACGCAGCCGCTTTCATTCTTTTTCCAATACACCTCTTCTCCGAAATTATACCCACCATCGAGCAAGTAAGGAGGTGCAGAACTGTGTACGCGTTTTACAGCCTCAATAATCTTTGATTTAATGATGTCGTTTAATGCAAGCGTGTCTACATCACCAATTTCTTTCAATACATCACTCGTTGTGTTTTGGTCAAGTGCTATACGAACATCTCCAGCTATCTCGTCAAGATGATATACCGTCATACGCTATTACATTATTTTTACAATCCTTCGAACTCTATTCCATGAGCTGCTGCTTGTTCCAGAATGGCTTTAGTAGAACGCATAGAAGTACGACTGATACCGAATTTGTCAGCAAGATAATCCTTAGCAGCTGCAATATCACTCACTTTGACCTTGCAAACAGTTTCATCATTCCCTGTCCCTGCGTTATCTTCCGTCTCTCCGCTTTGCCCAACGTTCTCGTTGTTATCCAATTCTGTTTTATCTACATTCTCAGCAGCCGGAGTTTCTTTCTTCTTTCTTAAAGAAGTGCTCTTTAATTTATCAGTTACCTCTTTTTCCGCACTTTGTCCTTGTGAAGCATGGAGCTTGAACAGCTTTCCAAATTTATAGTGTTTCTCTATTGACTTTTGTATCACTTCATTATCAGTAGTAAATACGCTACTACCATCTGATAAGGGAGTAAACGTTATATGCAAATTCTTTTTGCTGGGAAGCACAACATTAATACTAATATTGGTATTCGCTTTGTAAGTCTTAATAATCATATTGTTGAATGAATTAAAAAAAGGGATAGGACTTTTATCCCATCCCCCGATTAATAATTTGATTTATTTATAATTAAGCAGCTTCTGCACTACCTTCTTCTACCGTTGTAGGTGCCTTTGCAAGTCTCATACGTGCATGTGCCTTTGCATAGCGCAGATACAAGCAGCTTACCTCTTGAATAACTACCGCATCAGTACGGCGGATACCGGCCTTTTGCAAGTCAAGTACGTTACGTGCCCAAGACACATGAGTTTTTTTGGAAAGATATTCTGGATCCATAGCAAAACCGCAATCACTCATACCATTCACATCAAACAATTCATGATGAATGGTAAGAACTTCTCCGAAATCAGTGTCCCAAGATTTAAATTTCAAGTTCCAAACTTCAACAGTATCTTTCAAACGAAATTTCTCACTCTTAATCTTGGAAAATGCCGAAAGCATATCACTTCCGCAGAATAAAATTTTACGCTTATTACCGATACCAGTACCGACAAAAAGGTCTTTGGTAATATCTACGAGATTATCATCAGTAATCTCGGCACAGTTCTTTTCGCTGTTCCATTCACCAACCTCGATGTCTTTTCCTGCCATCCACCAGATACCCCCTGTAAACCAAGTATTCATACCGTCCTTAGCAACATGTTTGATAACCTGTTTAACGCCAAACAAGTACGTATTCTCCATGGCAAGGCGCATATCATATACACCATCTTCTTCAATATCGGAAAAGTTCCAATTCACTTCTTTGGCAGCAATCTTGTCAAAGGTAGACTGTTCTACCTGTATCATGAAGTTCTGACAGTACTGTGTTTCCGGCATAGGAATATTGTTGAAACGCCCGGTCTGCACATCCAGTTCACCACAAGCCTTTCCCATACGGACAAGAGTCGTTCCTTGCGGAATTTCCGGTAAAAGAATGGGTTGCTTGCTTGAATCATCCATTTTCCCATTTACTGCATAGACTGTCGGCAAATTGGTTGAACTATCTTTTCCGCACACACAAAGCACAAGGTCAGGAACATTGCTGTCACTTTCTGAATATGCAGTCCCGTCCGGTTTAGTAATAGCACTTACACCTACCACACGGATAGTGTCATCCAATGTGAACATATTCGAATCACTCACTGGCAAGGAAACACTTGCACCACTTGTCATTGCTTCCAATTTTTTATTAGTACTACACTTTATTTCGCGTGTACCCACACTATAGTACTTCACCTCAAAAGAATTAGTACTACTTGATTTCGCATAACGACTAATTTGGTCAATAGGTGTCGCCATCGGACGAATTTTCACAATGCGCTTATCTACATCGCTTAAGTAAAAATTCGGGTCTCCATTTTCACGACCAGCGGTTTCTGTGGCAATACCATCTGTTCCACCCGTACCGTCTGCACCGGCTGTCATTTTACCTGCATCTGGCAGGTTTGATGCGTCAGCCATCATAACACCGCTTGATGCACTCGTCACAAACGCTAATATCATTAGCGTAATGCGACAAAAGAAATTCATTACTTTCTTCATTGCTTGAAATTTTAATTGTTAATAAATGAATTGTGTATCTTTATTTGTTTATTGACCTACGTTTTTCGCCTCCACGTTCCCAAATATTTTGTGCACCATCATATCGACTTATTGCACCAAGATCTGGCATTTGTCGTGAGCCTGCATTACCACCTCCATTCTTTCCTGCAAGATTAGCAGTACCGTCACTCTTGCTCCCTTTGCGTAGTTTTTCCTCAATCTTACTATTACGTCCTTTCACTTCTCCCTCATGACTGGCTGTTTCTACATCGCTATCATGTTTGATAGCCTTGATAGCCATTTGAATACTATCACGAGTGAATTTACCAAGAAGTCCGTCCTTCATAATTCCAATCAGAAACTCCATTGCTTGATCTATTTCATCATCAGAGATACCTTCCTCCTGCTGCATTTGTTCAAGAGTAGAAAGAGTCGCATTAATGTTCTGCTGATACTGTTCTTCAAACTCCTTCTCTTTGGTTATTCGTTCCGCATACTCTTTGTTGGCAGCAGCAAGAGCTTCTTGCTTCTCTGGGTCTTCAAGTGCAGCTTTAAAATCATCACCAAATTTGCGTATCATACCGATGATTGGGTCCTCCCCTTTACGCCAATCAGTGAGAAATGCTGCACTACGTGGATTACTCGCAAAAAGATCGGAAAGTGCTTTTTCCCGTTCTTTATAGCCAGACAATTCTTTGTCCAAACCGTCGTATTCGTCGTTAATTTGAGCGAATAATGCCTCGTCGTCGGCAAACTCTTTATCGGGATACTTTGCTTTCAATCGATCTGTGTATCGCTCGCGATTGCTCTTAACTTCCATATTATTAGGTATAATGTGAGAAAAATAAATTTTAGTCTTTATCTACAAAGCAAAAATAGCGAGGGAAAGAAGGATTCCACGTTTATCTTTTTACGCTCCAATCTATAACTTTGGAACATAGATAAATAGAAAAATGAAGCATAAAGGCGCTATAATGGAATACTCAAAGGAACGTATGGACGATTTAATGAGAGCATACGATGAATACATTTCATCATGCGACTATATCCGTATGTCCGAGGTATACAAAATAATAGTCAATATGCCCTCTCGCCGCTTTTGGGTTAGTGATATACGTGCTGCATTGATTATTTCTGCAATGATGAGAGGTAAAACAGATTTGAGCACAATGTGCCCATTGAAAAAAGAGATGTATGAAGAAATTTATAATCGGGTACTTAAGCTCCGAGAAGAATGTCCTGAATTAACTATTTCCGAACTGTGCGCCAAAGTTATTGCACAACCTGCTCCTAAATTCTACCTTACACCAGGTAGTGCAAAAGTAATGGTATGTAAAGCAAGAAAACAATGGATACGAGAAAAATGGAAAAGATTACGGCTCTTGTAATTTCTACTATTGTTATAGGTTTGTCATTTTTCAAAGCATGGGATTGGCAAACTGTAGGCATTTACGCAGGAAGTGATATTGCCGGACGTGTATTGTACCCATTTTTTCACGCAAACATTCTGCACGCTTCCCTTAATTCATGGTGTTTGCTTTCAATGGTTTTTATTTATGACATTGGAATATGGCGGTTAGTACTAGCTTACATTATTGCTGTTACGATTCCAGTTGACACTATTGGATATTTTATTGACGAAATGGCATCACCAACAGTAGGGTTATCGGGAATAGTATTTGTTTTATTTGGCTCAATCTCGTTTGAAGTATTACGCAAACAATATTACCAGTTGTGGATGATACTCTATCTTACTGCAGGTTTCTTATTTCCAAACACCAATGCAATATTACACCTATGGTGTTATATGTTAGGTTTCCTTGTGGCTCTGCTTAACAAGCCGATAATAAAAAAGTCACATGATTAAAGGTAATATAAACATAAAAGCCATTACCAATATACTAATAGAGAATGAACGCCGTAATTCAATTATTTATGCAAAATTTAATCCTATTACCGGCGAAGGTTCTGTAGGGGAACGTGTCAAATGTACCATTAGTGATTTTCCTATACGCAATCAATGGCTACCAAAGCGTGTAATGAAAATACCGCTTGTACGTCAACTTGCGGAAGCAGGTTCTATTACCAGATTCCTTACGGATTATATGGGGGTAGAGGACAATCCGGATGATCGGCTGAAAGTTATAGAGCAATTTGTACGCATACGTAGCCGTGAGGACTTTCCATTTTGGGCAGCTACATTCGTTTATATCAAGAATAAAGGTGGTGGAGAAGATGTATTGTTCCGTCTTACAAGACCGCAACGTCGCTTTGTAGAACGGCTTGAGAAATTACGTATTGCAGGAAAACCAATACGTATTATTCTACTAAAGGCGCGGCAATGGGGCGGCTCTACCACTTCACAGCTTTATATGGCATGGTTGCAACTCCTTCACAAAATAGGACTGAACTCACTCATTATAGCACATCAAGGTGCAGGCTCCGATGAAATCAAAGATATGTTCGACAGGATGATTAAAAAATATCCAGTCGAAATGCTTCACAAGATTGATGAGCTTTACAATGAGAATGAGCCGAAACTTGTAGGAGTGGGTAAGTCGGGTAGCATATACCGTGTTCCTCAACGAAACTGTAAAATTAAAATTGGTACAGCAGAACGCCCGGATAGTTGCCGAGGTGGAGATTATAACCTTGTACATCTTTCAGAAGTAGGTATATGGAAAGCAACGGAAGGTAAGAAACCAGAAGATATTGTGCGGTCGGCCTGTTCGGGTATTCTCCTAAAACCATACACTATGATTGTCTATGAGAGTACAGCGAATGGTACAGGAAATTTCTTTCACAGGGAATATACCGCAGCAAAGAAAGGGGATTCCCAGTTCGAAGCCATGTTCGTATCATGGTTCGACATAGAACAATACACGCTGGCTTTCAATTCGGATAAAGAAAAACAGGGTTTTGCAGAATGCCTCTATAAAAACCGTAACAATGAAAATACTAGTTCCGAACGTGAAGAATGCGGTAAGTATCTTTGGTGGTTATGGGAGAAAGGGGCTACGCTCGAAGCTATCAACTGGTATATAGCCGAACGTAGGAAGTATAATGACCATGGACAAATGGCTGCCGAATTTCCGTCCGACGATATTGAAGCCTTTGTTCATTCAGGAGCGCGTGTATTCGACAAATACAAGGTCGATGCAATGCGCAAGACCTGCAAGAAGCCCAAATATGTCGGCGAAGTCTACGCCGATACAGACGAAGGCAAGAACGCTTTGCAGAACTTGCGTTTTATGGAAGACAAACAGGGGTTGTTACATATTTGGGAACTTCCTGAAATAGATGAAAAGGAAGTTGTCACAGACCGCTACCTCACTGTTGTCGATGTGGGAGGCCGTTCCAATAAAGCCGACTTCTCTGTCATCGTCGTGTTCGATCGTCTATTCATGATTGATGGCGACAGGCCAGTCGTGGTTGCCCAATGGTATGGACATTGCGACATCGACCAGCTTGCGTGGAAAGCGGCACAAATAGCAGCGTTTTATGACAATTCGCTTTTGGTGATAGAAAGCAACACGTTGGAAACTCATGATAAGGAGCGGCAAGTGGATGGTGACCAATCCGGATTTATTCTTAACCAAATAAAGGATATATATCCCAACCTGTATGCACGCAAACAATCAGAAGAAGATGTACGCGAGGGATTACCTACAAAATACGGTTTTCATACCAATATTTCCACTAAACCGATGATTATATCAACATTAGTCAAAGTTATTCGTGAGAACCTGTACACAGAACGTGATGAACGTTGTTTGGATGAATATCTGTGCTATGAGAAAAAGCCGAATGGTGCTTTTGGCGCAATTACCGGTAAGCATGATGACTTATTAATGACAAGGGCCATCGGACTGCATATCTGCTTCTTTGAAATGGATACTCCCAAAATTGTACCTCGTGTTGGCCGATTTACTGTTAAGAGAAGAAAGAAAGCTGTTTCGGCAGCAACAATATAAAATTAAACATTTAATTTAATAAACTAATAAACAATGAACATTATCAGAAAATTACGTGCATCAATCCGTTTAAATGAAGCGGTAGTGCAAGCAGACAAAGCACATGAGGAAACAGGTGAACGTTATTATGTTATGCCCAATGGAAAGAGTGGTAAACTCATAATTATGGATAGATTCAACTTCCGCAAACTGAAACAGAAAGGTTATTTATCTCGTTCAACATTCGTGAATGATTTAGAGCGTGAGTGTTTCTATTGTACTCCTTATAAAAATGGAAGCGGCGCATTACCTGAATTAATTGTTAAACTCAAGCGCAAAGAATATTTCACTTACCTTGATTCACTCAAAAAAAGAAAAAGTAATGGGAAGTAGATATGATGCAAAACAGGGGATAGACGGCATTGTCACACTTACTAATGACCCTCTAGCTATTGACAATATCCGAAAAATAAAAGCTGGCGACCGAGTTGTGTGTAATGACGATGGAAATTCTGGGACAGTGTTAGCAGTAGACGATGATAATTACGGGTGTACAGTACTATTCGATGATACATTAGAAACATGGATAGAATGCGACCAATTGTCCAAAGAGTAATTTTATAACGGCGAATAGAGCGAGTTTCCATTCGCCGTTTAGGATTTAGCCTTGCATTGCCCCATGCAACTGATTTACAGCTTCCATATTTGCATTTTGTTGCGCTTGTTGGAGCAATTGAGGTGAAAGCCCGTCAGGAACTCTCCCCTGTGCGAGTTGTTCTTTTTGGCTCTTGATACTCTGTAACAGTTCATCGGCAAACGGGAAATCTCCATGCTCAAGCAACTGCTCTACGCTGATCGCTTGGGACTGGTACAACTGCATTAGTATGTCATTAGCAAGATGCCTGTATGCCGGTGTTGAAGTACTTTCAGTAATGCTTAAGTCAAATTCTACATCCCGGATTTTCTTCGGGTCATATTCAATTTGCGCACCACTCCTACCAGCAATATTGAACACACGTTTCGTATCATAAAACTGCTGCATATTCTTCACATCCTTGTATGCTCCGTCCACTACAAAACAACTGAAGCATTCAAGCGGGTCGAGCAACGACTTCGTGGCGTTTTCTGTCTGTTGGTTATAGTGCGATGCACTTTCACCGGAATACCCGGGCTTTCCTTGTAATGCGCCCGTAACTCCCGATATATCTTCAAAAAATTTCAATTGAATATTCAGTAGTTCGGCAATACCTATGTTCGTGGAATTGTTGGCTACCTGTTCTGGTACCTTGCCACTTTTGCTTGGTCTGTACACAATGACACCATTGAACTCCGTCCAGCTCTCTGCAATATCATCAATGCTCACACCATCAGGCAAAGAATCTTCCGGCATCATCAATACACCTTTTGCGCTTGCCCTCATGATCCAGTCATAAAGAGTTATCAGTCGGTTGGTGTATCGTTGTTGGTCTATCACATCCGCCACGAATGAGTGTATTTCACTATCAATAAACGGATAAGCTTTGAAAACGTATGGATGACTACCGTGTTCGTAGGGCGTCTCCCCTTCCCTCAATATATCACCGAATGGAGATAGATAATAGAAATACCAGTAATCATCTACAAACCAAGTAGCTTTTATCAACGGTACTTCTTCTTCAGGCATACCCACTTCCTTGGCCATACGCATACGTTCTTCGTTTTCAGCAAGTACTACTTGCGCATAATCTGCCTCATCTATCTTGAAAATATCACCATTTTGGTAATCATGACAACGGTATCTCGGCTTCTGTTCCTTACGCCATATTTCTATTACCCTGCATCTTCCCGGCTCACTGGTAAAGAGAAAATCGTAATTTTCTAACCGACTATACCCAAATCGCTCTGCGTAAGTGGCTATATAATCCTTTCTTGCAGCCCACTTATAAATATCACGAAGCTCACGATATTCTTGCGGACTGGAAGCAAATTGCTCACACAGTTGCCCAAAAGATATATCATGTACTTCTCCAAGCACGGACACATCCCAACCTCTAAAATCCCTCATATTGTTATCAATGAAGAAATTGTTCGGCTGTACATAATCCGTCCAGCAATCTTCTTTACCATTACGCCAGCCGTATGATTTACGATGAACAATAAAGCCACTGATTAGAAACTCTTCCATACTTCGAGCATACACATCGGGCATTCGGTTGAGTTGCATATTGCATTGTAATATAGTACTCATTGTTTCACCGAGCTTCTGTTCATCTCTATCACGTGCTGTACAAGTAGGTTCTTTACTTTGGCTGCGGTACACCCCCAATACACTGCGTACAAGCCGACGAATAAGATTATTTTTCAATGGCACATTACCTTGGCTCTTGATATATTCTTCTTCAGTCATGGATTTACCATCAACACAAATCATATCACCCCATTGAAAACCATAAGTATAGCGTTTATTGCGTTCCCGGTCTTTTCGAAAGTCCTCCATCTGATTCCAATAGTACTGCGCTTCCATTAGAATATCAAATGCTCTGCGGTCACCATACCGCTTTGCGGAAGCAACGGTATCAATTTCAGATAATTCATTCCGTTTCGGCGCAATTCGGCTCATTGGTAACAATTTTCCTTTGCCTTTATTATGCATATTTTCGTTGTTTAATGATTGCTTAGAGTACAAAAGTAGTACCCCAAGCAATCTTTCCATGTTTAACTATTTACGTTCACGAGTTTGATTCATCTCCAAAATCATTTCTTTTTTCACCTGATTCAATTCAGTCTCTATATTTTTACGTTCTTCATCGTCAGCAGCTTCTTTCAATTCATTATACAAATCATCTATGTCACTTTGATAATTTTCAAAGATTTCATAACGTTCATATTCAGGTGAATTGTAGAGAAAGTCTATCTTCTCTGCATAATCAAATATGCCGTTATCCGTATCTTCCTCATAATGTTTCAATCTCGTTTTTAACCTGTCATGTTCTTCTTTCAAACGGAAATACTCATTATTGACAGCTCTATACTCAGTACGTTCATCACCAGCCTTGACAAGTCTATTCAATATAAGGACACTGCGAGGATCGTAATCTCTTGTACCTGCAATAGTCGCAGCTGTTTTGGATAATTTATCAACCGTACTGAACACACCCCCAAAATAACCATTAAAGACATACTCAATTTCAGCCGGATTGAGGTCAATAGTCCCCTTTGTATACAGGTCGCCTCCTGTTGCTTCATTGATAACATTCGCCAAGCCTACAATATGTTTGTTGGCACTTTTATATGCTTTCGTCCATTCGGGCATATCCTTATTATAAGGAGTGTCTTTATAAAGTGGCATTCCCGTCCAGCTCTTTTCCACTACAAACGCCTCCCACAATGGCTTTGCAGCACTAGGAACAAAAGCATTCAAACCTCCACCTCCTTCCAAGAAATCAATAGGCAAAATTTGAGTTACTTGTCCTGCAATAGCTTCAGCAATTTCTGCACCTGTCAAATGTTCTTTTCCATTAAAAGTGGAAGTCATTAACTCACCCATACCATAAAAAGCACGATATTCAACAGGCAAAGGAATAGAAATCCAATGGTCACCAATACAAAACAAAATATTACTACGACGTACGTATTCAGGCAAATTGTAGTATGCATTTTTGTTGTCGTCATCATCGTCATCTCCACCCAAATAGGCGATAACGGCACCAAGCAAGAACATGACGGCAGCTCCTGTGAACGCTTTAGCCGGATGGTGTTTAGCCTGTTTCCCAAAATTAGTTGTACCTTGTATCGCTGCATTCCAAAAAACATAACCACTTCTGCCAAGCCCGGATATAAGTGCGGAAACATTACCCGTTTTTGTCTGTCCAGCAGTGTTATAGAATTTAGCTCCACTACCCTTCTTGTTGAAGTTTACACTTATCTCCTTTGCATCATAAATTGCTCTGTCTATACTACGTCCCATTTCACGTGAAGTTATAAATACCGCAAAACGTGCACTATTCTCTACAGCTCTATTCAATTCATCAAAGCGTTCGCCCAAAAAGGATAATGCTTTTTTTATGGGTAACTTGCCATTAGCCTTCTTCAATTCTTTACGAATATCATTCTTATGTTGCTCAATGTCGCGGATATTAGCATACCCTGTTTCACCGCCATTCATCATAAATTGATAAAACATTACTTCGGTTTTATCATTCATATCAAGCGTTCCTTTACGATGTTTAGCCAACAATCTTTTCATCATGACAGGGTTAACTTTGGTATAGTTTCGATGAAAACGTAGAGCATAATTAGGACTCTCCTTTATCCATACCATAGAATTAGTATAAAGCATATCTCTCATGAAATTCGACACAACAAAGTCAGGATTACGTGTAGTATAAAACGCACTCAATTGACGGTTTATCTTCTCTCCGGCACGAAGAATAGCTCCAATAGCACCTGATGTGTCATTATCAGGATTAGTCTGTCCGTTCAATGCCTGCGCAACTCTTGGATTACCGTTAATGGTAATCAGATAGTCTCTGCCGTTACGCTTTACTACCACTTGATGCTGGCGCAAATCACGGTTCTCTATCACACGGTACGGAATATTTGCCGCATCTTTGCCGTGCTTGTAGTTATCGGGGGCAGATTCAGCAAGCTGCTTCATCTTATCCTCAAACTCGTTCATCTTTCGCTCTACCTCTTCGGGACTATCGTTGATGTCAATATTGTCGGGGAATATCGGTTTCCATTCATTGGAAACAGCATCGTACTGCAACCACAAATCACTCACACTAACAAGGTCGCTCGGATGGTTGAGGGCAAAGTTTAAGAACTTCTGCTTCACGAGTTTGTTGCGGTTTCCCTGCATAATGGCACTCTCGGCCATGGATTGCAGGTTGGCAAATGGATCGTCCGCTTTAGAGCGTCTTCCCTCCGCTTTCTTGATAGGTGCATTGAATATACTCTGCTTATGCGTAAGGTAAGCGTAAGTTTCAGCACTCGTTTTTTCATCAAATCCACGCAAAGGGATATAAAACTCATACATATCTCTCACACTGTCATAGGTTTCCTTGCTCATCATTCCACATTCGTAGGACTTGGAAAGGATTGCCTTGCTGACGGCATTAACCTTACTCCACAATGCGGTGGTATCGTGTACGTTTTCGTACTCATCTACCATAGCCTGTGCTTCGGTTTCTGCATCTACAATCTCTTCCATACCTGTAAGGGCGGTAAGACCTGCATAATCACGCTTGCGGCACTCGTCGATAAAGTCCTGCAAAGCCTTTGTACCCTTCGGATGCTGCTTCTGGTATTCTGCAAAGTCCTTTTGTGCATCACGCTCTGCCATTACTCTATTACGTTCAAGACCGTGTTTAGCCATCATATAATCGGTCAGTTCCTCGCGCTCTGTTGTACTGTGTGCAAGTTTGGCTACCTCTTCAAGCATTGGCTTGAACAATAGGTACGCAAAGGCATCGGCTTCGGCTTTGTTCACACTTGATAAGCGGTTCTCACCTAAGTAAGCATTTTCAAATCCATCAACATCTTCCATTCGGGTATTCTTGCCGAGAATTGCGTTCATTGCTTCTTTCAAACCAAGCATACTGTCCTGCAAGGCTTCCTGTGACTGGTACATTCCACTCTTCACACGTTGTTCATATTTTGCTCGTGCCAAAGTACGCTCGTGTATCTCTGGGTCTCCATCACGATACAAGTTATTATCGGTTTCAGCTACAACTGATTGACTTTCTGAAATTTCAGCATAGTTACCAACTTTCAGCTCATATTGTTTACTCATATCGGCAGCTTTTCCCAATATGCTGCGATATCTGCCTGGTTCTGCAAGGTTCTCATAACTGCGCCACAGGATATAGCGGAGTTCGTTGTCAGTCAGGGTAACCCCTCTGAAATCTTCAAAGCCAATCTTGTGCAACATATTCAGAAAGAAATCCTTTATCTGTTGCCACCAACTTGCGTTGATATTCTCAAATTCGGTATCTTCTGCAAGCGAAGCCAGATATTCTTCAGTAGCCTTATGGAAATCCCAACCGTTTTTTGCAGCCATATCTACAATGCGTCTGCGTATGTTCTCATCGGCATTGTTGAATACATTATCGAGGAATGTATCAAAATGTTCTCTGAACAACTGGCGCAAACCATAGTGCGCCACAGCCTCATGCAGCAGTGTCTGCTCAACATCAAACGTGCTGGTATGGTTAGGAATGACAATGGTTATCTTCCCTGTACTCTTTGAGTAGAAACCTTTTGCACGCTGTTTCTTTCCCTCCAAGAAGGAAGCATCGGTAACAACCTCCACATTGCCAAGGTGCAGCTTCTCTGTAAGGCTTTCCACACGCTCTGCCATTCTTTGGCGTTCACGCTGTGCAAATTCCCTCCGCTGCTTTGCCGTCCTCCTTGGTCTGCCTAATAACTTGGCGACTGGGTCGTTCTCAAAACTGACCTCATCATCGGTATATGCGCCAATACCGTTACGATAGTCATTTATAATCTCTGCATTGAGTGCGGCAATCTCTGCATCGGTAACAGCGTTTTCCTGTCTGCGTTGAGGTTCACGACCTGCCGCCTTGACCATTTCGTCAACTTCGGACGGAGTAAGCAAGCGTTTAACGCGCATAGCACCAGTGATTATCCAAGGGTCGGTTTCGGGGTTAGGATTGGTACGGTAAGTGTATGCTCCATTTTCAGGAATCCTTGGAAGCCCGGCATAGCTGTGTTGGAACTTGCCGTTCTTGTTGTAGCCATAACTCATAGCCTCTTCCTGATAGTCCACGTCATTGGCATACTCCACCTCAGCCCAAACAAAATTGGCAGGGAACAAGGTTTTATCTCCGTTCTCATCAATGCGGTTAAACTGCAATGCGTATGGAATGACACCTAAATGCCATCCGGGACGATAGGCAAGTTTACCACTACCGCCTTGTGTACCTTTACCCCCTGCTTTTACTTGATTGCGTCCCGTCTTGCTCTGTCCGGCTATCGGTGCGGCATCAGCATCCAGCCATACACCGACCGGCGTCGCTTCTCCGTTCGGATTGGCAACCATAGGCGGATACAATTCGCCGTTCTTCAAAACAAACACCTTATATCCGATACCTGTATTTTGGGGTGCGGCATCTTCGCGAATACGATACATCGTGTCATCGCTGCGATATAAGACATCATCCTCATCAGCATTTGTAATGTCGTTGGCTGCTTCCACGCTTGCATCCATTTCAGCATACTTGGCTTCCTTTTCCTCCAGCTCTTTCTTCATCAGTTCAGCGTATTCTTCTAACTGTGATTTCGCCTGTTCCAATTCTTTTTCATACTCGAAAGGCTTACCCTCTCTTGACAGGAGTTCTTTCAATTCGGCCTCATTGTGTTTCTTGCTTCGCTCAGCGGCTTCCAATCTTTCGGTAAAGTTTTTTCCTGTAATCACATTGCCGGTAATATCCTCAATGGCATTACGGAGCAGATTTTGACGTACAGGAATATCCTCGATACCAAGTTCTGTACATGAATAAGTCATTTTTCTTTCAACGTCATTGAACAAAGTTGTACCATCACGCATGGTCTGTCTTGTCAATTTAGTTGTTACAATGAATGGGAAATTGCCTATCTGTATAGTCAGTTCTCGCTTTTGTTCCCCTGCAATATCACCGTCTTTCATCTGCTTCATTTCAGCAAGAACAGTCTTGTTGTGTTCCTTGAAGAAATCATCCATTGTATCAACAGAGGTAAAGCGATGTTTGCCGATTACAATCTCTTTGAATTGTTCATCGGGGAATGATGCACGTACAGCCTCCAAGGATCGGCTGTTATCCTCGATGCGCTTTTCAGCATCTTTGATAAATGCTTTTAACCTTGGCTTGGCATTATGGATGTAGGCTTGGTCTGTTTCCCATTGCTTTTTACGGCTTGCATACTTGCGTACATTCTTTTCCGCATTGTTTTTCAGCATGGCATACTCACTGCCGGAGAGTTGTGCTATAGTATCTCCAAACACATCTTCTTCCTCCTCAAGCACACGGTTGGTCATACTGCTCGACATCATCTGCTTGCCATTCATAATACTATCGGCAATGGCCCCCTTTGTTTTCAGGCGTTGGTAGGCGGTAACGTCCAGACTATCCTCTACACCGAAACGCAAGATACGTACAGGTTTATTCATATCCTTGTGCAGATTTCCCTGTCGCAAAATACGTCCGTTACGTTGGGTATAGTCCATTGGACGGTTAGGCGCATCCAAATGTATCAGCGTGTGCAAGCGTTCCTGAATGTTCACGCCTGTACCGAGTGTAAAGGTCGAACCGAGAATCACACGCACCTCGCCACGGTTTACCTTTTCAAAGATTTCAAGTTTTTTCTTGACAGTCATTCCCGACCTCATTATTACAATCTCACCTGCAGGAACCCCCTCTGTAATCAGCTTATCCCTGATGTCATCATAAAGGTTGAAGCCACTCTGTTTGTTTTGGTAATTGTCGGCAAAAATGGCAACCGTACCTTTGTAATCGGCTGTTTCTTTCAGCGAGCGCAATGTCTGTCGAACGGCTTCATGAGTCTTACTGTTTACATCATCTTCAGCATCAGACTGTACCAATCGGGCATCCACGGCAGCGGCTTTAGCAATACCGTACATCGTGAGCGGGATGTGGCTGTTCTCTTTCTTCTCCTTTCCGCTCATCTGTTCATAATGTTCAAGTTCGTTCTTTACGAACTTCATGATGCTACGTAATGCGCGTGTCTGTGGCAGATAAAGGTCTTGTGCCTTTCCTCCCTCCATTTCGGGTATTTTGTCCTTTACGCCGCCGGCTTCTTTGGTTAGGACGGTATCGGACACTCCCGACCATATACGCACCAGTTCAGGCAGATTGACATACCCAGCAAAACGGTTGTTCTCTTTGAACTTTCCGCTTGTGGTGAACTCCAGCATCTGCTGAATGTTACCGAAGTTGCGCACAAAGTCATCAAAGTAATAGATACCGTACTCTTTCATCGTATCAGCAGGCATGAGATAGCGCATGAACGTCCAAATCTCTGCGGCGGTGTTGCTGATAGGTGTACCGGTTGCAAAGATTACGTTCCGTCCGTTGTTTTTTTCCAAGATAGCCTGTGTCTTCAGGAACACGCCTTGCGACTTCTTGCTGTATGACGGATCCACACCTTTAACTCCACGCTGCATGGCAGTAGCAAATCCGAGGTGCTTATACTCGTGCGCTTCATCTACAAGTAAAGCATCAATGCCCATATCGTCAAAGTTCTCCACATCGTCAGTTCGGCGGTCAAGCATTTCCATAGCTTTAACCTCTGCGTTCTGCAAAGCTACAGCACGTTTCTTTTCATCATTGGCGGTACGTTTCTTTGAAGCATTGTCTGCAAGTCCGGCAAGCTGCTCCTCCAATAATTCGATTTCCCGTTCAGCCTGTCGGGTAATCATATTTTTTCCGTCCGGGTCTTCTTCTTTCATCTTTTCAAGAATGAGCATCTTCTCCTCAATCTTGTCCTGCACGAAAGTCATTTCCCTTTCCTCGCTGTCGGAGATAAATTCAAAGGTAGATTGCGGAACGACAATCATATCCCAATCGTTGTAGCGTATCTTGGCATAAAAGTTCTTCCTGCCCTCTGCGCTGCGGTCTGCTTCCTCAAGTGTCAGTATCTTGGCGTTGGGGTACAGTTCCTTAGCACTTGCAACGAATTGCCCAACGGTAGCATTCTGCACCACAATCATGGGTTTGCGTGCAGTCCCCAAACGGCGCATTTCCATAGCGGTAGAAATTAGAGTAAAGGTTTTCCCTGTTCCAACCTCATGGGCAAGCAACAAAGGCTGTTGTGTTCCTCTTACAATGGCTCTGCCTTGATGCGGACGCATCTTAAACTTGTGCGAGGCACCTCCGAAATACTCCGGTACAAACTCATCTGGTATGCTCATAGGCACAAAGTTATTGAACGTGTCATTATAGATACGCTCAATCAATGCCGACATTTCCGGGTCGCTCTGCATCTTCTGCCTTGCCCAATCCTTGAAATCTTGACGGATTTCATCAATTTTGACGGCACAAGCCTGTGTCGCTTCCTTGTCGGTAATAGTTTCGGTAGTGCCGTCATAGTGTTTCTTGGTGGTGGAAACGGTGATGCTTCTGTTCTGAATGGCAGCTTCAATGAGAGTATGCCCCATAATGGTACGGTTAAGCATTTCGCTGGTTACCCCCATTGCACGGTTCTTCTCATAATCGGTGAAGTATGGTTCTTTCATAAACCAAGTACCGCCCACAGCTGTAAACCGTACGTCAACCTCCGTGCGTTCCTTTACAAAATCCTCATACAGTTTCGGGTCAATCCAAGAACTTCCGAGGGTAAAGTCAATCAAATGTGCGGGGATTTCCATAGGCATGACCTCCTGCAATGCCTTGATGTTGCGGTCAAATTCCCCATTCTCGTTATTTACCTCTGCTTGACGCAGTTTTTCACGAATATTTCCGCTCAAGTAGTGATACGATGCTTCCATCTGTCGGGTTACAGGGTTCTCGAAACCGTAACCGCTCTCGATGATTTCTTTCTTCACATCCTCGATACCTGTGCCAAGTTGTTCGGCGATGTACGGTATATCTACACGACCGAATTTAAAGATACTTGCAATGATACCGTCCTTGACATTGGCAGGAGTGGGTTCTTTCTCTTTTTCAACAACACGTTTGCTGAATACATCGGTCTTGTCAAATTTCTGTATCCGGTTTCCTTTTTCATCTGCCATTTCTTCAAACTTTTCAAGAGCGTATACATTGGCATAGTCCACATCATTTCGGAGAAACGCAATGGCGGTGTTCTTGTTGAAGTGTCCGTATGTGCCGACAAAATCATCGTATGCCTTGTTGAGTTTGTCAAGCAACGGTTTAAGTCCCTCATCGCTTTCATTCTCAGTCTGATAGGAAAGGACTTCCGCAAGAGCTTTCTTAATAGCGGCGTATGCCTCAAAGCATTCCACTTTCGTATGCCCCTTTACCTTGTTGGCATTCACTTCTAGAGGTTGTGCGCTTGCAGTTGAGTTGATGTATAGTTTTCCGTCTTTGACAAACACTTCGCCAATCTTCTTGCCGGGCATTACATCGGTGGCAAGCTCGGTATTGCGCTCACCAAATTCCTCTGCACGGAATGAGCGGACAAATTCAGCCAACATTTCTTCCTGTTTCTTATTCTGTTTAGGATATAAGCCTTTGCTGGTCGGGCGGAAAGTATCGCCTTTCTCAAATGCAAAGTGCATTTCACCTGCCATGTTTTCGGGGTGTTCAATGAAATAGCGGTTGTAGTCCATTGAAAGCTGCTTAATGACTGGTATCTCCTTGCCTTTAACCTTGCGTGTTTCCCCGGTATCGTACTCTGCCATGCGCTCTCCGCTCACATCACTTACATCAATGGCATGGACAGACTTCTGCCCGTTCACACGCTTGCGGATAACAACGATGTCAGAGGTTACTCCGGTGCCGCCGAAAGTCTTGTTGTGCATACGGAAAGCACCCACGAAGTCTGCGCCTCCCTCGCCCACAATCCAATCACGGAGTTTCTTACTGTTGTCAAGCGTACCATTGGACGTGATGAAGATACCCAAACCGCCCTCACGCAGTTTGCGCACATTCTTTGCTATACAGAAATCGTGTATGTTGTGGAATTTTTTCGACAGGTCTTTGTCGCCCGTGGTGTCATTCACACGGAGTCCGGTAACGAACGGAACATTAGTAATAGCCAAGTCCACACTTCCATTAGGAATACGTGTCTGCTCAAAACCCTGTATCTCTACTTTGGCATCAGGATAAAGGAGTGAGAGAATACCACCCGAAGTCCCGTCAATCTCAATAGCATGGATGTAGCTGTGCTCGCTGATATTTGTAGGCATCTGCCCCAAAATGTTTCCGATACCTGCAGAACCTTCAAGAATGTAACCACCCTTGAAACCCATTTGTGTAACAATATCCCAAAGAGTATCTACAACATAAGCAGGGGTATAATACGCACTATTAGCACTCATTACAGCTTCTTGATAGACTTCTGTGCCCATCAACTGCTGTAGACGTGTCGAATATGTATTATCACTAAATACTTTACCTAAACCACCCCAACCGCTAAACTTGCGAAGTACTGCCATTTGTTTAGGAGTAGCAAGCTCTCCACTCTCAATAAGTTGCTGTGCCAACTCTATAGCTTTAATATTGGCCTCTATGCGTGCATCTACCGAAATTGGAGCATAGTTCGTCCCCCGATCTGAATGATTATTGCGAGTATTTTTCGGTTCATCTATGGCATCATCGGAAAGTCGTGTTCCTCGCCCCCGTTGTATTTCGTCTGTTCCTTCCTGTACTCTACGATTTCCTCGTCCGTCATCCCTGCCTCTTTGTAAATCTCCGTCCACTCTTCCTCGCTCCATGTGTACGGTGCTTCTAGCGTTTCCGCTTTGTGGCGGTAGCATGCTGCGTCTATCCGTTCCTCCAGCTCCATTTTCGCTATTGACTTCTCGCTGTGTCCCTGTAATCTTAGTACTTTCTTGGTGTATTCGTCCATCTTCGTTGTTGGTTTCGTTATTATCAAACAAACTGCCAAACAAACCAAGCTCGTTTGACTGCTGTAAATTTACAGTTTTTTTCTCACTCTTCTTGCGCGTTGAACGAGTTTTCTTTATACGTTCCTGTGCAACTTCAACCTCCCCCGCCACTTCCGCCTCTTTCGTTACGGTTCCAGCGGTGGCGAGTGCATCAATGCCGGACTTGTCAAAGTTGGCCACGTCGAACTTCTGCACCTCATCGTAAGAGGTCATGTCGGTATTAAATCCGTTTTCTGACACCTCAGGCAAATCTCTCGCACCATTGTAAAATGCTTTAAGGTACGGACGTATGGAATCACCCAAGTCTACAATCATAGCCTTTGCATATTCTGCAAACTTCCGTGAGCCTTTCTCTAAATGGTAAACAGCCATTTCTGTGCCAATGGCAAGTATTTCTGGGTCAATACCAATATTCATTTGACCGAGTAACTTCTTACGCATACGCTCACGAAGTTCCGCATAACGCTCATCAGTAACAAGACGATTACCACTCGCTTCAGTCTTTTTCTGTGAATTGTCTTGTTGCTGCTTACTCCTCATATCGTTGATAAGAGTTCGAGCTTCATTAGCAAACTTGTCTGCACTATCTTTGGTCAGGAAAATAATATTTCCTTCATGATAAACGTCTCCACCACGCTTCTCTCCTAAATCCATCACAGCCTGCTTTTCCGCGTCAATCATCTTCATCAAAGTACGAACAGAATATCTGTTATCCATTTCCTTATCAACAACGAAATCTGTCCTTCTGTCATGAATTTCATCCTTTGCCTTGCGATCAAGTTCTCGGGTCTTAATTTTATTTTCAAGCGAAACACCAACTGCATCCAAAACTTCTTGCATGCCATTCTGCGGATTGCGAAGAATGCCTAACATTTCCTCCGGGCTGTTGGTTGTCTGACGAAAACGTGCATCACCAATAGGTATGGGACCGCTCACATCATCACGAGTCAAAGTCGTATATCCGGTTTCCTTATCAACAGAAACAGAGTATTGCCATACAGGGGTGTAATCCTGTTTTTCATCCTTTGCTGGTGCTTTGGGTTCAGTAAACAGCACATCACCATCATTTACAGCCTGTATATCCAACATTGATATGGGAGGTTGTCCTTGTGCATCTACTGCGTATTCTGCTAATCGTTTGGCATCCTCTTCGCTACGCATCATAAAGCCGTGTTTTTCCCTGTCCCACCAACCTTTCATTTCTTTGGCGAACATACTTACATGCTTTTGAACTTCCTTGCGCAATTCCGATTGGAACTCAACAAGTTGCATATCTAACACCTTACCTCGCTTGGTGATGTACTGCGCCGGAGTAATGGTGTACGGAGCGTCGGTCACCGCTTCCTTCTTGCCTTCCTCCATGGGCGACAGCCGTCCGTCTTCCAGCCGTCTTTTCAGTTCCTCTTCCGTCAAGAACTTGTCGCCGAAGAACATTCTTCCTTTAGCATCCTCCAGACTTGGGGCGAAACTCACCATGTATCTGCGTTTGCCATCCTTTACCTCATCACCAACCACGTAAGCCACAGCATCGCCGCCAGCTTCGTTGTTCTTTAGATAAGTCCCCCCTTTCACAATAGGCTGCCCGGATGGTAGCGAATCAATTCTCACACTCTTGTATTCCGCAAATGCTTTGGTCTTACGGTGGCTACTGTCTATCCATTTCTCGAAATCTTCCAAGTTTACGGCAGTTACCACTGCCTTGTGATTCTTCGCCCAGTCGCTGTCATAATTCGCAAAGTAAGCCGCCTCGGCATCGTCAGCCTCATTGAAGCCAAGCATTACCTTATGCTCATCAAAGCTACCGTCCTCGTTATACTGGTCAACGACAAACACTCTGCGTCCGTTCCACCCGTCAATATCGTCAGAGAGGAACACGTCTATGTGGTCTCCGTCCACGCCCTCCGTGCCACGAATGTAGCCGTAGGTGTTCTGCATAGTCGTTTCCCACTTGTTACCCTCTGTGTCTATTCCACTACGAACGGATCCTTTCGGGTTCTCAATGGTGATATTGAATGTACCAACCTGCACATGACCTTTCTTATAATTGCCGGCTTCTTTCTGTTTCTCCGTAGGAGTAGTATCGGTTTCTTTCTCTGCCACTGCAACGGCATTGGCTAAAGACGAAGATGCATCAATATAATTAACAACATCCAATAAATCTCCGAATGTTTGACCGTCATACTCATAAGTACTACCTGTATAATTACCTTTCGTATCGGGTGCATCAACTTTTATAACTTTATGAGTACCATCAACAATAATTGTCTGTTTATAAGTATCGCCATACTTTCCGCTTTCAACCCAATCATCTTCTTGAACTTCAATGCGTCTTGCTATTTTTGCACTAAGTTGATTGTCAGTATCATCAGAAGATAGCATTTCTTCTTGTGATAAAGAAGGTTCTATTTCGCTTTGTTCACCAATGCTTTCAGTTCTTCCTGTATCATCGGTTGTCCCATTTCCGTCCTCAACTCGTTCTCTTGGCGTAAGAGCTCCATTGCTTCCTTGCTGCCCTCGTTGGCTTGTTGCAGTATCGCCAACCAATACATTGCTTCGCTGTTGTCCATTGTAATCTAAATTTAATGCTTCTTTAATAGCCTGTACGAGCGTCCGAGGGGTATTGTCCGGCTGTTCGAACAGAGTTTCTTCCTGTGTACCTTGTATAAGGTCATAAATCTTGCCGAATGTGTTTTGAATGAAGCTTTGGCTTTCACCTTTATACATTGCGGCCAAATGCAAGACAAAGTTACTGAAATTATCAGCAGGGAGATAACTTTCCCCTGTAACATCATCCATTTGATACTGGCGTTTCCAGTTTTCTACAGCAATACGTGCTTCCTTGAAATTCCTTGCCTCTGCAAACATTTTATCTTGGGACAAAGCATAGTAAGCACGAACGGAATTCTGTATCTCATCTACCATTCGTTCACTGTTCGGATTGTCATAATCACGGAAAGCAGTGGCAAGAATAGCCTTTTGTGCTTTTACCGGCAATACGTTGAACATTTCCTCCAACCGTGTGCTGCCGTCCTTGAAGATGCTTTGATACATGATACCACGCAAATCATTCTTGGATTCAGGAGTTAGGTTGCCCTTGCTGTCAAACGCACTCTTGTATTGTGTGTGACTGATGAAACCTCTTTGACTCATCCATTTCAGAACATTTGCACCATTGGCATCCACAAGTCCGGCAAACGACATTTCATCATCCGAAGTCCTAAGCAACAGGTTGGCAAACGAACGCATTTCGGTTCCCATGCGCTGCAAGGTGTTTTTAGGTTTGATACGTTCAACACCTCCACTTTCTGTGTCTTGTGCAACAAACTGACCAAGATTGAGGGCTTCTGTATCGTCCACATGAAGCATATTTACCAACACCGGGCTTTGTATGGGCGCAATGTCCTCGGCACGCAGTCCAAACTCTTCCGCATGGTCTTTCAGGTATTGCCTATATGCTTCGGCCTGTTCAGAATGACTTTCCCACATCAGGCGCAAGGCATCACTACGGTTGTTTCCCTGTATTACTTCACCACGTTCGTTTACGGTCGGCGCACCGGTGTAAGCGGTAATACTTGATGTGATTTCTTCCGGACGAATGTTCTCAGCGATTTTCCGTGCAGACAATACGCTTGCTTCGTCATTGCGTTCCTTTGGTTGTGCTTCATCAATAAAATGCAGAGAATTGCGCACACCTTGTATATGACTCGGTTGCAACAATGACGCATCAATCACGGTTACATTGCCAGGAACCACTACATCATTGCTGAATTTCACGTTCACCTCTTTACCTTGTACAGCCTGTAATGGTTCTTGTCTGTCAACCTTATGGCCGTTTACACGTCTATATCCTCTTGCACGGGCATCTTTGGGAACATCTTCCACTATATCGGGAACTCCGTTAAGTGCTTCACGTTCCTTGCGTTCTGCTTCCTCACGCTCTGCACGCAATTTTTCTTCTTCCGCCTTGCGCAATGCGGTAGCTTCATCGGCAATACGTCTGCGCTCCGCATCTGCTTCCATTTTTCTGCGGTTGGCAGTGCCGGCTATCTTTTGCCAAATGGACAATTCCTGTTTGGCTGCATCAATTGCCGCCTTGCGTTCTTTCTCTGCTACAATCTTCTCTGCAATAGTGTTTCCACCGGCAGATTTCGTTTTCTCGATTTTCTTCAATGCTGCTTCTTTGTCCGCAACCATTCCGTTAGCCACGGACTGGGCCATAGCTTCGTCTCCCTCTGTCTGCTCAACAATGGCATCCCAAGCAAGGTCGGGAGTTTCCGCCTGCTCATAGATAGGATTACCTTGTTCATCTTTGGGGATTCGTTCTAATGCAGACACTTGCAACTGCTGTTCCTCCAGAGAACTTGCTGCCACTTCCGAATTATCATTCACACTTGAATTGGCAATCTCAACAGGTTGCCCATTGTGTTCTATCAGCATGGAATCAAGCTCTTCACGGGTAAACATATTCACACGCTTACCATTCAAGGCATCTTCCGTATAAACTTCATATAGTCCATCGGCATCCACATCGGCGGTGATGTTACCACGAATACCTATACCATTTTCATCACGGAGCGTCACAAGGTCATTCATTGCATATTGTGGTCGGTCTGCTTCCTGCTCTTCCTGCTGCAAAGCAAAGTTTTCTTCAGCTCTCTGTTGCTCAAACTCTGCGATTCGTGCAATGTTAGATGCGTCCACAAACTGTTGGATAGCCTCTTTGGCTATAGGGAATACATTTGTTCCGTCTGTCACATTGATAGTTCCGTCGCCATTGTCTATGATTCCGTTTTCATCTGAAACTATTGTGACCTGTATTTGCGAACCGCCTTCACCGGCAATGGTATAGGTTTCGCCCGGATTGAATGTGACAACACCATCAATCTTATCCGCAGCTTCACGTACAAATTGTTCTCTGATAGATTGTGCAGCCAACTCCTTCTGCTCGTATGGGTCTTGTACATCATCAATAGCCAATATAGCATCGGGAGATACTTGTTCAAGCCCACCTGTGTCCGCATCACGAACAATGATGCTATTGTCAGAATCAGTCACACTTACACCGCTACCATCCGTATATGGTACAAGAGTCCCACTAAGAACATACACCTTGCGTTCATCCTGCTTCATGGTTGCCCCCTGTATCATACCTGTCTTGCGGTTCACACGTGCATCTATCATCGAATTGCTCTGTTCCACCCGTCCGTCTATATCATCACGTACCCGTTGAATCATGCCATTGTAAACCTGTTTGGCATTGATATAGTCGATAACAGAAGACTTATCCTCATCACTCCATTGCTCATTCCCGTTCACAAATTCCAATGCGGCAATCGGATTCTCTTCAATCATCGCAAACATACTCTCATCTGCAAGGTCTGCCACTTGTGTTCGATGGTATTCGTACAGGTTCTTCGCATCGTTCATTTCCTGCGAGGAAGTGACGTTGTATCCGTCAAGATAACTATCATTTACCTGTTGTTCGCTTTCACTTTGAACACCGCCACGGGAGCGGGCCATAGAAGCAAGATTGAATCCACGCAAATTCAACGAACGTTCCATATAATTCAGTACGGCTGCTTTCTCATCAGCGGTAAAATCTTTATCACCGACAACAAGTTCCGCAACTTCACCGATATTCTCATTGGTAGTAAGGTCAAGTGTTGCCTTCAACGGCTCCCATACTTCTTTACCAAGTAATTCATTCACTTTTGCATCTGCTTTGTTCACGCCATGCTTCATGGAAGCGTAGTTTGCAGCAGACAGAGTATGTTTTCCTGCCCCCATCAACCCCATAGAGAGTGCCATTCCACCCCAAATATCACCGTGGAATTGCCCAGTTGCAAATAAGTTAGTACGCGTGCCGTCCGGATTCTGCTGATAAGCATCATCAAGATTGAGCATTGTGCGCCACAATTGACCGTAGTATTCTTCTGATACTTCACCAACATAATCACTGACACCCATTTTATTGAACATCTGATGAGTTTGCCCCATTATACTATTCAATGCACCGGCATCTGCTTTTGAAAGTACACCTCCCAATCGCTTTGCCCCTAGAACATTGGCGAGTTTGCTCATATTGCCAAGCGTAAGAATAGGATCAAGATGTGCGCCAAACATTTCTGAATAATTCTCAATGATAGCATTGGCTTCACCTTGCCATATTGCACTTCCCCAGGTCTTATCATTGGAGAAATCATAGTTACCGTTTTCATCAACAACCACATCACCAAGCTTTCGGTCAATGATGTCAGAAACCGTTTTTCCTGCCTGTATGGTGTTTGTCATCAACGGAGCACGTACAAGCAAATCATCTGCGGTTGTCCCAAGCGCTTTGATAGTCCAATCTGTTGCGTACTGTCCTAACCCTCTAACACCATTCTCTTTAATATAGGATTTGAACCCCTGTTGAGCCATTTTTTCAGCCGTTTCTTTACCTATGACCTTTGCGGCGACTTTAGTGCTTCCTTTTGAGAATGTAGACAAACCGTTGAATCCGCCACCAGTCAAAATGAAATCCAACATAAATGAAGGCATATACCCAGTCATGATACCGGCTCTGTTCCAAAAGTCGGCATTTCCACCGTATCTTTCCTCTGCTTGTTGTTTCTCATGGATTGCACCCATCATCATATCATGGGATTCACGCTCGCCCTCTGTGGCATTATCACCTTTGAGTTTGTCGGCATTCATCATGGTCATGGCATCCGCCATATCACCCATACCGAAATCCCACGTGCGTACATCACCCATAGTACGACCAAAACCACGCCAAAAGCCTACATCAACCCCATTTTCACGGTCTTTCTGTTCTTCAAGGTTCTTGATGAGCTCTTCTGTTTCTCTAATGGCTACTCTCAATGCGCTGTTTTCCTTGTCTGATTGCTGGCGCGGTGTGTAAGTGGCTGCTCCCAATATGGCAGCGAGCGGCGCTTTGTTCTTTTCCGTTTCTTCTACCCATTCCTTATGCACTTCAGAGGCTCTTTCCGCTTGCTTAGCTTTTAACTCCTGCAAACGGAGATTAGCCTTGCGTAACTGTCCGCCGATTGACATATCGGCAGCCTGTCGGTACCGGAAACTCTCGATGTCAGCAAGAGGTTTACTAGTAGTCTTGTTACCAAGTGGAGTAATATATGTTTTTTCCAGTTTCCCATTTTCAGGATTAAACTGCATTTTACCCTCTTTAGTTTGCAATCCGGGATTCAACCCGTATTCTTGTATATTATCTACACGTTCATTTGCGTCTTGTATCTGTGTTTCCACATTCTGCATCATACGGTTTGTACTGGCAATCATCTCTGCTTTTTCTTGTTCGGTAGGTTGCCACGCCTGTTCTGTTTGTACAGCAGGCTCCGGTACAGGTGTTTGAATCTTTCCGAAACCTATATTATTCTCAAACTCTTCAAACGGTTCCATCTCATAACCTTCTTTCACTAGAGCATCATAAGCTGCCTTGCGTTTTGTAGAATCCGATAAGTTCTTGCGGAAATCTTCTTCACTCTCCATATCGTAACCATCAGAAACAAACGTATCGTATAGTTTCTTTATTTTATCCTCATTTTCAGGCATAATGTTTCATTTATGATGTTGGACTTTTCTTTTTATTACTACTGTTATCTCCGGCTGTTGGACTTTTCTTCTTATTCGATGCAATCTCGACCTCTCCAGCAAGTTGACTAATAGGTTTTGGAGTAGAAACATCTTTATTCTTCGGTTTCCGACCTTGCGTTTCAGTAGTTCGTACATATTGGTGGGTTTTAAGACCTAACCGTTTGGCTTCACGCTGCACTGCCCTCTCGTAATCTTCCTCCGTATCATAGTAAGTGGTCTTACCATCAATAGTAAGTGTCATCCTTTTCTTATTGCCGCCACTACCACCACGGTTATAATACCCAGCTCTAGCATTGGATGCGGAAGCAGAAGCTTTTGAAGCACCGGCTTTAGCCTTTTCGGTTTCAAGCCTTGCCTTTTCAAGTTCTTCTGCATATTTTGCTTCAATTCCTTTGCGTTTGGCCTCAGCTTCGGATGCAGATATTTTATTGCCTTGCAGCTGGAGATTCAATTCAAACATCTGCCTGTCGCGTTCCTCTTTGGCATCGTTCCGTATGCGGTTGTAATTGTCAAGACCAAGCTGCCTTTGCCATTTCCTGTCACGGTCAGCCTTCTCCTCATCAGCTATCTTTGCCTTCATCAACCCTGCGTAATACTCCTTCTCCTTGCCTTCACGTTCTTTCATCAGCCTGTCATACCTCACTCTGGTACGTTCCGACATAGAATTTTTCCCGTCATACATGTTAGGCGCATACCGTGTCGTGAAAAAGAGATTGGAAAGAGCTGATATACCATCACCTATAGCGGCGAATATTTGGTCACGTTTCTGCTTTTTCTTCTCTTTAGCAAGTTCTTCGTCGGTCGGTGGAGTATAAGGATTAAGTTTCTTGAACAGTTCAGCATATGAAAGGGCACCACCGTCCGAGCCTTCTTGTCTGGTCGGAGGTGGCGGTGTAGTAGTTGTGTCAGGTTTAGGTGCGGTAACAACAGGAGCCGTAGCCGCTTTTTGTTCCGCCCATTCCTGTGTACCCTTTACAGGTGGAGATGCAGAAGAACCGTCTTGTTGCTGTTCATGCCATTCTTTAGAACCTTTCGGAAAAGGTGTGCCACCTCCATTACCTAATATATCATCATATGTTGCCATTAGTTACCTCCATACATTAAAATGGCATTTTGCTTGCCGCACTCGTTACTCCTTGTACGGCTCCGGCTATCGCTTCTGCCTTACCTTTTTCTAACTGATTAAGTTGCTCAACAAAAGCATTGTCATTCTGCATATAGGTGGCCTCAATGTTGTCTTTGCGCGCATCCGCCTGTGCTGCAATCTGTGATGTTGCATCAGCAAGAGCCTTGCTATTCGCTTCTTTTGTAGCTGCTACACTTTCATCAGTACCGCCCATTACAGCCTGTATACCAGCTGCCTGCTTATTACGGTTCTTGATACTCTCTTCCGTCTGCGTGAGAATACGTTGCGCATCGGCTCGTTGCGTATAATCCTCATTGTACCTGCGATCATACCAATTTTGGTTCTTCTGTCGCTGCGCCTCAACGTTGCTCTTAATTTTCTTCATTGCTTTCGATGCAGAGATACCGCCAAATATGCTACCTGCTGCTCCTATAGCACTTCCAATTAATCCCATAAGACCTTTGTTTAATTATTAAAAGTTATACCTCAATCGCGAAAGTAAGCCCTTATCTTCGCAACATCATTTTATCTTTTTACACTAATAATCATTATGGTATGGCAAAAGGGAAAAAGACAGGAGGACGACAAAAAGGAACACCTAACAAAATAACAGCATTGGCCAAAGGCATGATTGAAAAATGGCTTGAAACTCACAATACGATACCTGAAGGGGATATGGCACCGCTAATAATGCAAGACTTTTTAGAACTTGATCCTAAAGACCGGGTGAAAGTTTCTATGGAGTTCATTAAAATAATTATGCCGAAAAACATCAGCATTGATGATAACGAAATTCACCTTACCATTGAAGATAAGCTGGTCGAACTTGCCGGAGATGAAGAGGAAGAATAGTCTATTTCTCTCTACTTTAGACATAAAAAGGCTCCTTTGGGAGAGAATTATAATACAGTTTTGCCTGAAAGCGATGTCCGAAAGGATGTCGCTTTTCTTCATAAAAACAAAAACCTACAAAGAAAAAGTTCCTTGTAGGTTCGAAAAAATCAGAAGCCCTTTCCTTTCTGCCGCTGATATACTACCGTCTGATTCTTATCAAGATTGACGATTTTAAACATCACCATAGAACGGTTAGGAATATCTTTGGGTAACATTGTCACAAGTCGTGCTATAACATCGTCCACGTTGTTGAATCCTACATCAGTCAACTCTGCAACTTTCTGCCCATTGTGGTAAGCCGCCCCATTTACCATATATCGGAATGATAATCTAAAATGCATATCTTCCTGCTTCTGCTCGCGAACAGATGTCTTACCGGAGAAGAAAATGAAATCAACCACTTTCTCGTTTAATTCCCAAGCAGGAGAATAATCAATCTTTATATAACCCCGTGTTACCTTATGTCCAGCAGCATGATTCATCGCAAATGCAACCTCATCAATTGAAGCTCTCACGTCATTCTGTGCCACAGTACCCCACGTATGCCGGAATGTATAGACCGAATACCGTTCTTCTTTGGCCATTCCCATGGCCTCACATATTTGCCTAATTCCACTGTTAACATTAGAACCAAAACTGTCAGATGTAGTCATACGCTGATAGAAATTGAACAGACGATCGTCATCCTCCTTCGTATTGAGATATTTATCGAAGAGTGGTTGAATAATTGCCGGCACGCGCATTTCCATATATGCACCGTCGGCACGAAACTTCTTTGTCTTGGCACGCTGATAGTGAATGATGCCGTTCCGATAATCCTGCTTTTTCAAATTGTATAGATCAACTGTGTTGATTCCTGCCAAACAAAGCACCATCATGGCTATATCACGTCCAAACTCCGTCTGTGGATATTTCATCTTACTTTCCGGCAGAGGAAATGAAAAGAATTCCCGACACGCTTCGGGTGTAATGGCTAGTTTTTCTGCACGATCTGCTGAAGGAATCTCCACTTTCACCCATGGATTAGTCTTTATACGAATAATCCCATTATCATAGTCGTTATACTCCAGAATAGCAGCTTTAAATACCTGTCGCATACAGATAGGATACATCTCCTTAGCTCGGTGTGTCTGTTCAAGCGACTTAATCCACCTATTCATCAAGTGCGATGTAAGGTGTGAGAACATTATCTGCGTTGTTCCTAAAAAACGCTCCAGATGTTGCAATGCCAGCTGATAGTTTTTAGCATTACGTTGTTGACCGTTGTCAATCATTCGGTTGATATGCTTTCGTGCATAATCTGAAAAACAAACGTCATCATTCCCACTTGCAAGAAACTCGACTACTTCCTTGACTGTCCAATGCTCGATATTTTTGCTATTAAGTCTCTCCGTATACTCCAATATTCTCTGCGAACAGAATTGCAAAACATACGGGTCTTTAATCTCATTAGTTTTGGTGAGTTCCTTCTTCGTCACCATCTTGTCTGTCTTAATGAACGCAGAGCTTCGATGATGAGTCACCCGGATATACACCGGATAAAATCCGTCAGCCCGTGCCGTTCTCACTACTGCTTTCAATGTTGCCAT